CGAGAGCGACAAGTCTCAGTGGTCCGGCGGCAATCCTCGCCTCTGCGATTGCCGCGCACTTGTCCGCAATGACGTCCCCCGTCATACGGTAATATCCGGCCACAGCGAGGCAACCGATGATGTTCCCGGCGAGTATCGTCGCAAGTCCGAAATGTTCTTTCAATGTGCTGACGAAACCGGCGGTCCCTGTATACAGTCTCAACCGCCAATGCACGACAGACAGAAGTCCGAATGCGAAAAGAACGGCGCCTGCGACCCCTCCGACACGCAAGTTGACGACACATCCGATTGATATGCAGACGCCGGCCATCACGGAAGACATGAAGGCGTCAACATGTTTTTTCATCACCGTCGATCAGTAAATCCATCATGTGCTTCCTCGCCAGTAACTCGGACACCGTTTTCTCTGCCTCACCAAGGTTGCATTCAATGCATCCTTTGACATACGTCGCCGGTTCTTTCTCGTCACATGAGACGCTGTGGAAAGACCGTGGCAAGCGGATATTTGACTCTTTTGTGCCGGAAGGCAGAAATATGGTGCGGATTGAACCGTTGTTTGTCATTTTCACGACAATAACAGACCCTATGCACCTGTCGCTTTCGGTGGCGGTAAGTATGTCAATCACCGTCCCGACACGGATGACTTCGTCATTGTAAAAATACAGTTTGTCACCCTTTTGACAATCATTCAGTCGCTTTGTCTCCATCGTTTTTATTCTTTTGCTCCTCTTTTTTCTTTTTTTCCTTCGGTTTAGGCGGTTGCTTGATCATTGTCTTTCCGGACGTCCTGAAATTCTCAAGTCGCTTCTTCGAGAACTCAACCTGTGCCGCCGAAAGTTCGCATCCTATGCAGGACATGTCAAAACCGCGCTCCGCGGCGAACTTCTCAACCGCTATCGCCGTGGTCCCTGTGCCCATGAACGGATCCATCACCTTGCATCCGTCCGTGGCGTATATCTCAAGCAACGCCTCGCACAGTGCTGTCGAATATGTCGCCTTGTTCAGGTCGCAAGCGCCGTCATTGTTCGGCGCCTCGATGAAATTGAACATGTTCTCGAAATACAACTGTCCTGTGTCCTCTCTCTTTGTCTTCACCTTTTTGTTGGCGCGATAGGTCATGAACTCGTCTTTTCGGCACAGCACGAAGACAAACTCCGTGATGCGGGTCATTTTGTTCTTTGACACGTTGTTTGGGAGCGCTGACGATTTCTTCCACACGATTCAGTCGCCCACCGTGAAGTTGGTCTGCTCTATTATGCTTCCCATTGCCAGCCACAATGTGTCAGGATTCTCGTTCCCGTAACTGATGTTATACAGCACTACACCGTCCTTCGCCAATATGCCGTCGAAGAGTTTGAACAGTTCAACCGTCCAGTCGCGGTATTCGTACTGGTTCATGTTGTCAAGGCAGATGTCATAGCGCCGGTTGTATGTGTCTATCGCCTTTTGTGTTTTCACTGTGCTGCGGCTTGTCGAATACGGAGGTGACGTCAGTATGATGTCGACCTTGTAGTCCGTGGCGGCCTGACGCTTCATCACGTCAATGCAGTCCTCGTTCTTGAAGTATATCTTTGCCATTTCTATTCTTGTTAGTATGGTAAAACTATAGAAAACAGTCGCGATAGTGCTTGGTCTCTGGCATCTGTCAGCAACTTGTCAAGTTCGTCGTCGTTGTACATCTTCCGAAAAAGTTCCTGCATTTTTTCAGTCACGCACACTTGTTCTCTTGTGTTGCAACTTTCATACGTTTTTCGCACCTTTGTATATGCGTCGTACATGTTTTTGGGTCTGAATTCTGTTCTCATCGGTTGGTTTATATTTGCATTTTAAATTTTTGCACAAAGTTAATGTGTAGAAACGGAATTAAACAAACGTTTTAACATAAAAAAAGTTAATTCATGTTTGCTTGCTGATACAATGAGTTTATCAGCATGTTCTGCGCCTCAATGAATGCCACATTGTGCTTCAGTGTGTCCGGCATTTCACGGTCTTCCGGATGTGCGATATACTTGATAATGTCAGCCACCTCCGTGAAATATCCGGAAGCGCATGATATGAAATCATCGACGTTCTCCTTGATTTCCTTGTTCTTGTCCGAGACGTATTTCTTTATGTCCTGAATTTGTGACCACGCCGTCGTGAGTTTCACGTCGATACTCGAATCCATGAACTTGTCGCGCAGCACATCCTCTATGGCGTCACACATCTGTGTCACCTGATTGATGTGGCGTTGTGTGCGGCAGAAACCGGTGTAATCGTCAAAGAGCAGCGCCTCTTCGTCATTAGACGCGACATCTTTGAATATTTTTGATGCGGCTTCGATGTCAATGAAATAGTTCTTCGACATCACAGTCTCGTCGAGGACGAAAACGCCTTTCGGGAACGCGTAGTCTCCGATGCTGTTCATCTTCAGGTTCTTTCTCACGCTGTACAATGCAATTTGTCTGTAATCAATGTCTTCCATCTTTTTTTTGGAAAGGTAATGAAAAAATCAGGTATAATGCAAATTCTAATTGTTAAAAAAACAAAAAGACACTATGCTCACGCACCGTGTCCTTTCTACCTCTTTGATGTTATGAAAAAATTTGCCCTAAATGAAAAACTTTAGTTTCGTTACGAACATCCGTACTGTCTCAGTAAAGACATCCGTTGTTAATATGTATGTCGCTGTATCATTTTTTCAACCCCATATATGTTTTTTGTCCGGATTTTTTAGATGGCGTAAATTCCCAATGGTGTACCGGCCAGTACCTTCTTCATGTCGTCGACAAGTTCGCCTTGCCGCTTCATTGTCTCATACGGGTTCATCCTCTGCAATCGCTCCTTGAGGTCTGTCATCGCATTTTCTCTTTCTTTCTGCCCAAGCGTCATCAGCATGTTGTAATCCATCTGCACTGGACTTGCTATCATGTTTATCGAGCCTGAGAATTTTCCTCGTATCAGCGCGAGTGTCTCACACGCAATGCCAAAGAGAATCTGCCTAACAATCACTTTTGTGGGAGCGTTCAGCAACGAATAGTCTATCTCGGCCAACGGCACTTGATCCGGAGAAAGTAGCACGTCCGGGTTGTCCACCCTGCATTCGTCGACATTGTCCGCCGTTACATCATAGTATGTGTACCACACGTAACAGTTGTTCAGCCCGAGATAACCCTGTCCGCCCGCGCCGAATGTGAGCCTGCTGCCGGGCGTGGACATCAGATGTATCAGGTGCGTCCCGTCAGGACCGGCAGTCACCTTGTATGTGAGGTCGCTGCGGATGAACTGGTTCTTGTATTTCAGATCCGCTGACATTGTGGCTATGTCGGCGAACGGTATCGCATATAGACCGACACCCATTCCGTATGCGCTTGACATTCCGCCGAACGCGACGGCGGACCCGAGTCCCATCTGTCCGGTGACGCCCCCTCCGAATCCCACACTGTATCCGGCGAAATTCGCCCACAGCGCGGCGTCTGACGTCGGAGGTGTCACCCACAGCACCTTGTTTATCTCACGTCCGGCCGGGACGACATACACCTGCCTTCCTTCCTCTATTTTGAAAAAATCCTTCTTGAGTTCCCATTTGCCTTGCTGCTGAAGTCCTACATTCTTGCTGAACCACTGCGAGTAGTCCTTTGCCAGGTCAAGCGTCCTGACCGACAGCGCAAACGCGAGGTCTATGTTTGTCGTGTTCTTTCCGTAAAGGTTGGCCCAGTTGCTCTCAATAATGAAATTCTGAACCTTCTCGGCATAGTCTCCGACCGCCTGTTCAAGAAGGTCGCAAAGCGCGTCGTCGGTCAGTTCAACCTTCCTCACCGGCGCGCCAAGTCTGCTTCTTATCTGTTTGAACAATTTGTGTTTTTCCTCGTTGAGAATCATATGATGATAGTATCTTTCTGTAAATATCTGAAAAAACATAACACCCGTTTGTTCTCTTCCACTATTTATGTGTACAGTAAAATCTCTATAAATAAAATGGAAAGAATTAGTGAAGCACGTCTTAGGAAGATAGTGAAGGAAAGTGTAAGGCATGCGCTGAATGAAGGGACAACAAACCAGGAAGACTTCAACATATGCGACGAGATATTCGACATGTGGACAGGTAGGCAAGTCTGGGAGTTCATCTACAACATGCTGAACAGTGACCAGATACACGAGATAGCGGAAGAGCTTGTCGACGCCGGTTTCTACGACGACGGATACGACACGGAAGAATGAATCACACCAGCAGTCACGGATGGCACAGCAGTTTTTCATAACAAAGGGTTCCACACTCCCGAGTTTACGTCTTGAGGCGATTCATGACGGGAGGCATGATTTCCGCAACCTTTATATAGCGCTTCAGAACGCCGACGTCACATTCTCGATGTCGGAACAGTCGACCGGAATAAAGCGGATAGCGAACGCAAAGGCGTATGTGGTCGAGAAGGCGGATTCAGGATGCGAGGAGGCATACGTGCTGGAATACAGATGGAACAAGAGGGACACGGCGGAATCCGGCACTTACATCGGACAGTTCCACATCGTGTTCAACGACGACCTTGTGATGGATGGCATGTCCTTCCCGAAGGGGGAGATGTACGTCCCCATCGCGGAGGATCTGCTGATAACCGTCAGCGACGCCGGAATCAAAATTTAATAACCGCCAACGACAAATGAAGACAAAACTGACGCAAAAACAAAAGTCTGTCCTCAATGAGGTGCGTTCGATGATGGACAAACTCGAGAATAACCCTTATGGCCGGACAATCGACAATCCTGAATCAGACGGTTTCGGACGGTTTAATCCGGGTAATGGACGGCCGGATATTGACAACCCGTCATTGCCGCGCATCAAGAACAGACCCACAAACGAAAAAGTTGACGAGAAACTGATCGCAGACATCAGCGAGTCTGTCATGCGTGCGCTGAACGAAATGAACTACAACGGCATCGACGACATAATCGAAACCGCATATAATGACTACGACTGCGGGCAGAAATACTGGGAGATTGTGCGCATGCTGCGCAAGAAAGTGGAACATGGCACCGAACTGGACCTTGGCGTACTATACAAGTCGTCAATGATGGACAAATATTGCCGTTTCTGCTACCGTAAACTTGGAATAGGAAGACGAGACATAAATCCTAACAGTTCGCCTCAGATGTTCAAGAGGACGATGGCGAAACGAATGATAGATGACGTTTACAATTATTAATTAAAAGAAATGAGCAAGATAACAAACGGCCTGATTGAGCGATTCGGCACAGACAAAGTGCTTCACTTCCTTGGAGGGGCTTGGATAACGGCACTGTTCGGCGTGCTCGGATGGTGGGGTTTGATCGCAAGTTTTGTCGCCGTGTTCGTGTTGTCATATATCAAGGAGGAATTTCTTGACGACAAATTTGACAAGGTCGACATACAGGCGGCGCTGATTGGAAGTGCCGCTAGCGCTGTCATGTACAGCATAATCAGACTGATTTACAGTCTATTCGCTTAAAATCACCAATCTTAGTCACACATACTTCAGGAGCATATCGCGCCTTGCGAGCATGCTCTCAAGTTCGTCCTCGGCCTCGGCGAACTGTATGACAATCCGGCACGGTTCCGGATACTCGTCCGCCTCGTCAAGGTTCTCGGAAGCCAACGCGATGCATCGGTCGCGGCAGTCCTGCATGCTGAAGCAGCAGTTGTCTTGCGCCACGTCCAGTTTCACGGTCGTCTTGAGTTCCGCGACACGTTCGTATTGGGATGAATCCGGAACCATCAGTTCGCGGTTTGCGACACACGCCGGTTTCTCCGACCATCCCTCCGAGAACGTGTCCTCAGGCGTGCTCGACAGAAATATGTGGTATATGTTCATCCCGTCCGAGTTTTGCCCTATCGGAAGCACATACACGACAAACAGATTATCGTCGTCTTCGTCAACGAACCCTATTTCTTTGTCTAAATTTTCATCCATGTTTCTGTTCCTCCAACAATTTTATGTGGCATTCGCCACACGCCATCGCGTCGTCAATCGCGGAATGGTGCTTTTCGAGAATGACACCGAGTCTGTCGCATACGCTGTCCAATGTGTGCGTGCTGATGTCCGTGAGCAGACTGCGGCTTTCTTTCAGCGTGTCTATATACCGGTAATCCGAATTGGTGCCGAAAAAATCAGAGCATGCGTTGATGCAGCTTTTCTCGAACGCGGCGTTGTGCGCCACGATCGGACTGTCGCCTATCATCTTGTCGACAGTTTCCCACACCGAAGGAAATGAAGGCGCGTCCTTCACGTCGTCATAGCACAAACCGTGTGTCATGACGCAGTAGTAATTTTCGCTTTTAGACGGCGGGCATACGAGACTGTGAAATTTCTCAACAGGTCTGCCATTCTCAAAAACAACACAACCGACGCTGCACACAGTAGCGCGCCACGTGTCAAGAATTTCAAAGTCCAACGCAACAAACCTGTCTTTCCGTCCATCATCCATCACTTGTCCTTTTCAGCATTGATGACCGTGTCCATGATCAGTTCCTTACGCATCACCTTCTCGAACATGTCCTGCGAAACAGAGTCGGTGAACAGCTGATATATGCAGAGGGCATCCTTCTTCTGCGTTATGCGGTAGATTCGGTCCTGTGCCTGTTTGTTGTCAGCCGCCGACCAAGAGTACGAGTTGAAGATGAGATAACGCGCAGAGGTCAGCGTGAGGCCAAGCGACATGGCTGCCTCCTGACCAATGAACACCTTTGTCTTCTTGTCGGTCATAAAAGCGTTCTCCGCCTTGTCCTTCTGTTTCGGAGTCATCTTTCCGTCATAGGTCACGCACTTCTTGCCGAAGTGTTCCTTTAACTTCCTGATTTCTTCCGAAAAGTTGCACACGATGATGACTTTCTCCCCGTCTTCGAGAATGTCTTCTGCAAGTTCTATCGTGTGCGGCACCATTGCCTCGGCAAGATACTTCCGGACAAGTGTCCCCTCGATGAGTTGCTTGTACTCCTCGTTGCTCTCATCGCCGTTCTCCACCCTGGCGTTCACGTACTCGTCCCAAAGTCTGTCGTATTCCGACTTCTCTTCGGGGGTCAGGTCGTAATACCGTGAAGTTACGGTCTTGTTGACCATTCCCGGTATGTCGCGTGAGAGACGCCTGATGTAAAGATGCTTTATGGCTTCGCCGAGTTCCTCGAGATTTGACGACCCTTGCGGAATAGTCATTATCTTCGCGTTGTCCCGTATGAATGCCACGCAGTCACCTCTCATCGACCCGCTCATGGTGTCCCACGAGCAGTGGTTTTTCCTTTCGTAGACCGTGCGCCACTTCACCCAATCACCCGGTTTCATCATCTCCTTTCCGTCGCAGTAACGGTTCACATATCTCACATAATCCTGTGTCACCGGCGCATTGATGAGTCGCAGTATGTGATACAGGTTCATCGGCGTGTTTGTGAGCGGTGTACCTGACAAAAGGAACACATACTCGACACCGGTCTTTGAAAGAAAGTCGGAGATTACGGCGTAGCGTATTGACGTGTTGTTCGACAGTTTCTGTGCCTCGTCGATTATCACACAGTCGAATTTCGACTGGTAAAGCGGAGAGTTCGCCAACGCCTTCTGTATGGCGTCCTTTTTCCGTGTCTTGACCATCTTCGGTATCTCCTCGCCGGTCTTTTTGTCGACCTTAAATTCCGGTACCTTCAGTTTCTCGGTCTTACCGTCTTTCCCGACGATGATTTCTTCACGATACTTCTGCTCATAGGCCACCTCATAGTACCTCTGCACTATGTCGTAGTTTATGACGGTGAACAGTGATGTCTCTCCGTCCCATAACGACCCGCTTACGACCTTGCAGTCGGACTCGTCACTTGTGTAAAGCGCTATCTCGCGCCGCCATGTCGACTTAAGCGACGCTGTCGTTATCACAAGTATGCGTTTCGCTCCGCTCTCGAGCGCGGCGACAACGGCTTGACTTGTCTTTCCGAGTCCGGGTTCGTCAGCAAGGATGCATCGCTTGTTCGTCAACAAGAACTTCACGCCGTCGCGCTGATGCTCCTTCAGTTTTCTCCCCGGTGTCATCGAGTCGTACTTGTCAAAGTCCACCTCCAACGACTTGTAGTCTGAATTGTCGTTCAGGTCGGTGAGAATGAACCTTTTGCCTATAAACATCAGTTGTGGCGGAACTGACTTGCGGTACTGAGCGTAGCAGTGATAACTTCCTCCCATCTCCCCGATGATGCTTGCGAGCCATAATTTTACCGGTGTAAAGTCGAGGTTGAATTTGCTGCGCATCTGCTCCCCGTAGTCGCCTGACAATCTCACAAGTTTATTGACATCGCGTCTACTGTAGTTCGCATTGCTGATGATGTACTCCGTGTTGAAATCACCTTCAGCGAGCAAGAGGCGACCACTCTCATACATACGCTTGAAACGAAGAATATACTCGTTACTGCCTGTGTATGAGCGTAATATTGAATACGCTTTGGTTATGTCACTCTCTTTTTTCGCCATATTGAAAACGGTTTCGACCGCAAAAGTAATACATACCGGCCAAATGTCCAAAAAATCAAGTGCTTTCTTTAGATTTTTTAACTTTCTTGTTCCAACGGAAGTATATTTACCTGTGATGGAAAACAACGGAACATATGTGATATTCACGGCGCAGAACGTGGACGATCCGGCGGAACTCATGCGCCGCTATCCGAGCGCGCTGCCGAACAAATACTATCATCACTCGACGAACCGTTTCGGCAGGCAGCCTTTTGACGACCGCGAGGGAGAACCGATGCGGTTGCACATAACAGGGAGGCTCGTAACAGACAGAGTGGACGCTCTTGTCGTGGACAATCCTAACAGTGACAACGAAATACCGCACATAACGCTCGCAACCGCTGACGGAGTGAAACCTTTCGCCAGCAACGCGGAACTCAAGGCGCACTATGCGGACATAGAACCGCTTGACGACTATGTGGACACAACATTCCGCAACAACATGTCGCGCAGCAGAAAAAATGAATCATTCCTTCGTCCGTCGATGCCGTTGAACGAGAAAAAGGGGGGTCACAACTACGCAGGACGCGACGACGAGTTCTACACGCGTCCGGAAGACATCGAACGGGAGTTGTCAAACTATGACCTCAGCGGAAAGGTCGTGTACTGCAACTGCGACGTCCCTTCAATGTCGGAATTTTACAAGTTCTTCAAGAACAACTATGACTCCCTGAGATTAAGTGGACTTGTCGCCACCTACTACTCCGACACTCCATGTATGTACTGGTTCAACGGAGACTCTGAAAGGAAAATTCCGATAAAATCGGGACGCTTCCAAGACAATGAAAGGATTATGCGGATGTGTGACGTGGTGGTCACAAACCCGCCTTTCTCAGATTCAATGCCACATCAACTTGTGAATATGGCAAGGAAAATGGGTAAAGATGTAATCATTGTTGGGCCGTTGGACATGGCGCGGAGGAACGACATGTTCGAATTGGTAAAAAGCGGAAAACTTAACTACGGACACAGTCCCATAAACAGATACAGAAGAGACGGAGAAAAATCACGGACAGCGCCGACCGCTTGGTGGACCACATTTCCGGTTGAACGCGGAAATTATTCCACAGGAAAGTCATACAATCCTTCAAGATACAGAAAATACGACAATTATGACGCTATCGAGTGTCCGCGTTACAGTGATTTACCTGACGATTATGACGGAAAAATAGGGGTTCCTTGGAGGTTTCTCGGAAAACTTGACAGGCGCCAATATGATGTCGTAGACAAGATAAGGCCAAGACTTGACGGCAAGAATCTGGATACAAGACTGATAATCCAACGGAAGAGCGTCACCGAAGCGCTTGTCAGAAGGATAACTGAAATGATAATGAGGAAACTTTTTTGACACATGCCGGGCAACTTCAGGACACCTATCGAACGGAACAACTTGTTCTATTCGGACGAGGATTTCGATTTCGAGACCGACATATTGATGGACTACCTTGAGGAGGACACGAACCAGACCGTCGTCGTGTACGAGGTGGACGCTTCGACAACGACAGTCAACTCGACATACAAGGAGACGAACGGCGTTAGGTACAAGCCGCCGAAAGAGATTCCATGCCTGTTTGAAATCAAGGAATCCGAGATAAAGTCCTATGACAGCAAGAGCAGCAACGCGGTGTACTCAATCGGAGGGTCGCTGACCGTGTATGTCATGCCGAAGGTGCTCGAGAAATACAAGTGCGACATCAAGAGGGGCGACTATATAGGGGTTCAGATAGACACCGACCGTATGGTGTACTATGCGGTCGTGAATGACGGAAAGGTTAACACGGCGAACTCGAACTACGTCGGCGCTTACAAGACCGCGTGGAGGATAGTGACCTGCAGCCCGGTGGACAATAATGAATTCAACGGAAAGTGACGATGGGAAGAAGACAGCCGAAACAGAGAATAACGACACCGAGGTACAAAGACCGCTCGGAAGGCGTGGAGCGGAGGATGTCATACGCCAAGACCATACTTGACAAAGAGCCGGAGTTTCCGAAACCGCTCGAGTATGAGGACATAGACGCTGCATTCACCGAATTCGCCGAAAAAGTTGTGGACCTGACCGACCCGGACGGGAAAAAAGTCCCGACATTCACACTGTACAGCAACCAGAGGTTCAGCGAGTACTCGCAGACTTGGGAGCACACAGACCAAGACGGAAACCTTCTCATGAACTTCAAGACAGTCAACCGAATGGGCAATCCCGGACCCGGCAGGAACCAGGAGGGACACTGGAACATACCCGGAGACAGAAGGTATACCCTCCTCATGCGGAACGTGCTCAGTGACAACGGTACTGAACACGTCGAGGTGTACTCGATGAAGCAGCCTTACGCAGTTGACATGTCATACAGGATAACGTTCGTCACAAACACCTATGAGATGCTTAACCGCTTCAATGAGAGGGTGAATGAGATGTTCAAGTCCAGACAGTGCTACATACGCCCGAACGGACATTTTGTGCCAATGGTTCTCGACGAAATGACTGACGAGACACAGTACACGGTCGAGGACAGGAAATTCTTCACACAGTCAGCCAACATCACAGTGATGGCATATATCATACACGCCAAGGACTTCGAGGTGAAGAAATACGCAAAACGAGTGAAGATGCACGACAGTGTGGAGAAAGGGAAAGTGGTCGTGGACATAGACGAACCGCTGTCCGTTTCCGATTTCCAGCAGGTCGAGATGAACATATCATTCAGCGTAGGCGAGACAAACGTGACATTTGACATGTCAGGAGAACTCGCAGTCACCGGCGGAAGGCGTGAGAATATACGGGACTTGAGAGTCTCCATCAACGGAACACCCATGTATGTCGACAAGGGTTTCCGCATGAACGACGGAGACACTGTGAGAATGCGAATCTTTCCGGTGGACTACACAAAACCGTCGAAAGTCACGCTCATTGGACACGACCCGACATCAATTCCGAATGAGGCGGAGGACGTTTCTGCCAGTGTTCCATTAGTGACAAGCGTCAATGTTGACTAATCATACGTTTCAACTTAATTTTTAGGTTGTGGCGGGGCCCCTGTACATAATGTCTCTCATCATGGGCCCGCGGCCCCTATGATAATGTCTCCTGTAGATTATTTTTTTATTAAAAAATAAATGTCTCATAGGGGCCCAAAGAAAAAAGAAATATATAAAGAAAAAAGAAAGGGTACTGTGGAATGAAAAGTGTGACCATGACGCTGATGGAACTTATGAAGGTTTCTGATGCGATGACCGAACTCATAGAGTGCGAGGAGAAATTCCCGATAGGGGTCGCTTATCGACTTGCGCGCATAAACTCAATCGTCAAGGAAGCGGAGTCGTTCACCATGGACCGGTTCGGAAAAGTTGTCGACCTGAACAAGGAGAATCTCACCGACGACGAACGTGACATCGTTGACGCTCTTATGGCAACGCAAATACGCATAGACGTTCCTGACATCACAGAGTCCGAGATTCTGTCCGGCGAAGGTGTAAATATCAGCATAGGCGATATCGCGAGCCTTTTGCCGCTCATGTCGTGACTTACCTCGCTATTTATTTAGAAATAACAGCAATTAAAGATTTATCAACAAGATATGGGAAACAACAACAGCGCAAGACAGACGCATGTCAGCCCGGGTGTCTACACCAAGGAGACTGATTTGACTTATGCGTCAAAATCGCTTGGGATTACCACTCTTGGTGTGGCCGGCGAGACTGTGAAAGGTCCAGCCTTCCAACCGATGATGGTCGAGAATTGGCGCGAATTCCAACGCTTGTTCGGAGGTACCGACGCCTCTAAGTTCAGAGGCAGCCAGTATCCGAAGTACGAGTTGCCTTATATCGCGCAGTCATACCTCAAGCAGTCGAACCAGATGTACGTGTGCCGAGTGCTCGGACTTTCTGGTGTCAACGCCGGACCTGCGTGGATAGTTTCTGCTGCAGCAAACGCAATCAAGACAAAGGACTACGACAAGACGGTCATCTCAGTCATCCGCTCAAGAGGAGAACACGAGAAAGCCCACAAGGTGAAAGACGCTAATCCGGAGCAGGGAATATGCGAAGACGTTTATCAGTTCGACGGCATCAAGTATTATGCGAAGGATGTCATGCTGATACCGAGCGCCGACCTCACATACAACGACGGATGTAATGACTCATTCGATTCGAAGACGGGTGATTTCACTGTGGACGCGATGAATTATGGGCGTTTCACTATCCTTGTCCTTGTCGACGACAGCGAGGAATCGAAGACAAAGTGGGAAAACTACAAGATTAACGCCAAAACAATGCTCGACGATTCGTCGACAACCGAGGAACAGTGGGCACAGTTCAGGGATACAGTGTCCAAAGACGAGATTGTCTCAGTCTACTCAGTATCACTCAATCCGGGCGAGAAAAACTATATCCTCAATATTCTTGGAGGGGATCCCGAGAACGGTGACGCGGAGATTTATGTCGAGGAGCTCTACGACGTTGCGCTCAAGCAGCTCATCGAGGGCGGCGACATTGACGCAATCAACCACGAGCTCGTCCATTTCGAGAACAGGAACATCATACCGAAGTACAAGGCGGTCAATGACGTATTGACCGAGATTGAGGACACTCTCACAAGAAAGGACATCGGCAAGAGATTCCTTTATGTCGGAGCGCTTTCGGTCGACGAGGACGGAAAACCTATACCTGTCCACAAGACCACGGACAACGGTGTGACGTACACGGAATGCGCAGGACAGGAGGGTGGAATATACAAAGTTGTCGCATACACAAAGGACAACGGCACCAGGGAATATTACTACGTGCTCAGCCAAGACAAGGGAAAACAAGACGAGATACTTGGCGACTATGAGCAGCATCTCGAGAACAAAGACAACCCCGGAGTCTTTGAGGAGGCGGTAAGGTCCATGTCCGACAACACATACTACGTGATGGCGAAAGACAAGGACAACAATCTCAAGGTGACGGCGATAACCATCGACATGAACAACTACAAGGAGGAATACCGATATGCATCGACACCTTGGATTGTGTCCGAACTGAAAGGTTCGGCTAACTATGTAGAACTGAAGACACTGTTCAGGTTCCACACCATTTCTGACGGAAACATGTCCAACACAGAGGTCAAGGTGTCAATCGAGAACATCAACCCGACATACGGAACTTTTGACGTTGTTGTCAGGGACTTCTACGACACAGACGCGTCGCCTGTCGTGTATGAGAGATTCCGCGGCGTCAACCTCGTGCCTGGCGACAAGAACTACATCGCCATGAGGATCGGATCGTCGGACGAGAAATATGTGACAGTCTCTTCTTACATCACTGTCGAAGTGAACGAGAACGACGTGACCAAGACTTCAATACCGGCCGGTTTCCTCGGTTATCCAGTCAGAAATTATGCCGGATTCGGACTCTACAAGTCGGAATTCAGCGACGGCGAGAAGCTGAAGAACCCGTATCTGAGGTACAACACCAACGTGGACGACGACATCCGCATCGGAAAGCAGTACTTTGGACTTTCTGACCTCACCGGAATTGACGAGGACGTGCTTAAGTACAAAGGGTTTGAGGCATACAACGGAATCCCGACCGGTTACACGCCCGGTTTCCACCTCGACTCACGAATTTTCAGCGGAAAACCGGACGAGAACGGTGTCGTCGAGCTGGATGGCATCAAGCAGACCGTCACGGTCGACGGTGTCGCCGGATACGAGTGGGTGACAGTCGGCGCCGGCAATGTGACCGCTTTCGGTGAAGAACCGAGAATTGGCACTGACGACGTGATGATGAACACAATCTACGAGGACAAGCGCTACCGCAAGTTCACGCTTGCATTCTACGGAGGATGGGACGGATGGGACTATTACCGCACGGCACGAAGCAACGGTGACGAGTTCAAATATCTCCGATACAAGGGGAACATCAATCTCGAAAGCGGCGAAGGCGACAACTTCAGCGTCATAAGAGAACCTGAACTCTACAACTTTGACAAGGACGAGAAGGTGATCAACTCAGACTGGTACGCCTACATGTCGGCAATCAGGGCATTCGCAAACCCGAGAGACTATGACATCAACGTGTTCGCCACACCGGGTATCGACTATGTCAACAACAATTCGCTCGTCGGCGAGACAATCACGATGATTGAAGAAGAGAGGGCTGACTCGATATACGTCGTCACCACGCCAGACAAACCGTTCGGCGCAAGCGACTCGCGTGCCGACATGTACAGTCCTTCGGACGCAGTCGACAATCTCGAGGATTCGGAGATAGACAGCAACTACGCGTGCACGTACTACCCGTGGGTCAAATACTTCGATCCTGACAACTCTGTCTACCTGTACTTGCCGCCGACAAGGGACGTCGTGAAGAACATGGCACTCACGGACAACACAAGGTTCCCGTGGTTCCCTGCCGCAGGATGGAACAGGGGCGATTTGGACACGACCGCAGTCAGTCCGAAGATGTCACTGAAACTGAAGGAGCAGGATGAACTCTATGCAGGACGCATCAACTTCATCAACAAGTTCGCACAGGACGGAATGAAGATTTGGGGCGACAACAACCTTCAGGTCGTCGAGAGCCAGCTGAACAAGATTTCGAAACGCAGGCTGTTGCTGCACATACGCAAACTCTGCGCAATCGCAGGAATCGGACTCATTTTCGACCCGAACGACAACACGACCAAGCAGTCATTCGAGAGTGCGGTCAAACCGATACTTGACAATGTCCTCAGCAACAGGGGCATCATTGATTGGAGACTTGAGATTGACGACAGCCAGGAGGCAAGGGACAGACTGGAACTTCCTTGCAAGATATATCTCAAACTCACCCCGAATTTGGAATATATCACAATCGACTTCATTGTCACTCCGAGCGGTGTTTCGTTCGACGACATTTGATATCGTACAAACGGAAAAAAGAAAGAAAATTGACGGGTGACGAATGTCATCCGTCAATTTTTGTGACGTGATGGACTGTTTATTGGGAAAATGACAAAGAACGAACATAAAAAATAGCAGGGTCAACAGATATATAGACAAAAAAAGGTCGGATGAAAACACATCCGACCTTCTGTTTTTTGTGATTCACGCTTATCGTCTATCAACCCTTCGCCAGGAACATGATTCCACCGAATGCACCACCGGCAATAGCGCCGATAAGTTCGACGATAATGTATTTCAGTCTGTCGCTTGTCCACTCTTCACGTCCCCACTCATAAGACCCGACAGTAGCGACACCTGTGTAGATACCAGCTACGATGGCAGCGCCAACAGACTGGCCGATGAGGAAAGTCAGGATTCCGCACACTATAGCGATAAGAGCCGGAACCAGGAATTTAAACAAATAATCCATCATTGTTTTAGAAAAAATTAAAAATTATCATAGTGAATATAGTGACCGTCCGCAATGGTTGTCAACAGCATCACTTTCCTTTGCCTATTTCGACGGACTTGTCAAGTATCTGCCAAATCTTCTTGAGGACGTCATACTGCGGTGATTCGGGCGTGTTCGCCAGTTTGGCGAGCCCCTGTATGGCGATCTGCCTTATTTGGTTCATATAACCGGTGACTTCCGGGTCGGCCGGTGCCTGCTGAACTTCTTCCGCGTCGTCTTCATCGTCCATGCTTGGCATCCAGTCATACCCCGGACCGTTCTCATAAGGAACAGGACCCTCTCCATCTTGTCCGAACACGACACTTTCGAGCGTGAGCGACTTTTTCCCGTCGAGCATATGGTTCATCTCATTGATGAGATTCTCATTGTGTCTTTTCTTCATAAATCGTTTTCGATTTTAATTATAAATAGCTGAGAGCAAGAATATGAGGCAACCGGTAAAAAAGAAAACATCACAGAAAAGAAGCAACCCGAGGGCGAAGAAGCGGACCAAGGAATACGGCACGTCAAAACTTGAGGCGGACTTTGCCCGCGACTTCCTTGACGCCAACGGACTTAAGTACATATATCAGTACAAGGCCGAAAGCATAGGGCGGTTCTACGACTTTGCCGTGACCGCGGACACTGACTACCCGTACCGGATGGTCGAGAAAGACGGCATATGGAGCGTCGACCAGAACGGGCAGTATTTCTGTGTGGACTTCATCATCGAGGTCGACGGGGACTACTACCATGCCAATCCGCTCGTCGTAAACGAGTCGGAACTGAACCCGATGCAGAAGCACAACCGGCGCGTGGACGAGCAGAAGGACAGATGGTGCGCGATGAACTGCATACCGCTGATGAGGGTTTGGGAACACGACATAAGGAAGAATCCCGGAAAAGTGCTCGAAGAACTGTCGAAATACGCCAAGATAGCGCAAAAATTACAAAAAAAGAGAAATATGAAGTCAGGTCCGCACTGGTCGCTTGACAAAATCAGGCCAAAGAAAACATATTGAAGTAGGGAACTATAGAAGAATATTTAGATGATAGCTACTTTGCAAATACCGTACGGATACGGTGACTGTGTAGGCGGATTTGAGTACGGTAAAGAGATAGACCAAGAGACATACATCAAGCAACTCATAGACGACTACAACTACCACAAGGTCGGCGTCGACCAAATGATGACGACCCGTCTGTCGCGCAACATAGCGATAAACCCGTTCCGTAAGGAAAAAAGGGAATACCGGCAGCAGAAGCAGTCAATATTCTCGGTTGACTGCTACTTCAGTGACAAGAATTTCGAACCGCTGAAAATAGAGGACCTGCTCACGTTCTACCGTCAGGACAAGAGTTTCGTCATCGTGGTACAGTTCAAGGACATCAGGGACGTGAAGAAAGAACCTGACGTCGAGAGCGACCTGAAGATGTGGATGAGCGAGACGCTGAAAATCGAACGCACGGACATGCTGACCGACATCGAAAAATTCAAGTCATTCTCGAAGAAGGATCTCAAGATAACATTCAGAGAGTCAAAAATGTCAGCAGTGATACTGAACACGAAGATGGTCAGTGTCTACAGCGGAAACAAGTTCGCCCTTTGGGTAGACAAGATAAGATTCACCGACAAATAGCAGCATAAATGGCAGACATCAAGCAGCAACCAAAGAAGAATTACAGCAAGGAAGAGCAGATCGCGATCGTGAAAGCGTCAAACCAGATGCTGACAGAGGCACTCGGGCGTATGATAGAACGCGGTGTCGAGGACAGCAAGATACAAGAAATGAAGACCGCGATCGGCGAGAACCTGGACTACGCCAAACACTCACTCGACGCGACAAAGGAAGACGTGGACAACGCCATGTACCACGGAGCGAGCATATCGGCGATCAAGTCGTATGAGGAAAGACTGAAACGAAAAGGCATCACGGACGAGGAGATGAGGAGAAAGGACATAGCGACAACCGGCGCCACAACCGTCCAAAACGGCGAAACCGCGAGCGAACCCGCCAAAAAGAGAAGACAGCGCAAGAAAAAGGCCGCCGGCGAATCAGATTCTGGTGCAAAGAAACCGGACACAAAAGAAGCGCCGCAGGTGATAGAAGAGGCAAAACCGCCTGTCGCCCACACAAATCCCGGACCAAAAGACGCCGTCCGCAAGGAGGAGCAACCGGACAAGGACAAGTACTACAACATAGAGCAGTTCAACCTTGACGAGATTCCCGACTATGTCCAATACGACATCATACCGCTTCCGTCACGCGGACAGTGCTATCCGAACAAGAAGTCGAGGATACCCGTGGCGTATCTCACGGCGGCCGACGAGAACATCATAGCGTCGCCGAACATGTACCGTGACGGAAAACTGATCGACGTAATACTGCGTAGAAAGATACTCGACAAGAGTGTCGACATCGACAAACTGTGCACAGGTGACAGGGACGCCATTGTGCTATGGCTGAGGGCGACGTCATACGGGGACGACTTCCCGATATCGGCCGAAGACACGGTGAGCGGAAAGAGATACGAGACAACAGTGAAACTTTCATCCCTCAAATACAAGAACCTCATGCTTGAGGGCGACGAGGACGGACTGCTCACGTATCAGGACGGGAAAAACGTGATCAAGTTCAGGTATCCGAGCCACGCGGACGAAGAGGAGTTGAGAGAGAGGCTGTCGAGACAGATGGGGAACCATGACAGGTACACAGCGCTCATGTCGCTGTTCCGCCTCAAGACTGACATGAAAAAAGTCGACATAAGCGAAGAGGACAGGAAAAACGCGACCGAGGACATTGACGAGCTGAGCGACATACTGTACGCCATCGCTGACGAGGAAAAGGTGAACTATCCGGAGACCATCACCGAACAGATGAAGATATACACCAAGTCCGTGAACGGGAACAGCGACCCGGAATACATCAGCAAGTTCATAGAAAACATGAGGAGCGGAGACGCCCTCAAGTACAGGGAATTCGTGAACGAGAACTTCCCCGGGGTCGATTTCAGAGTGACAGTAAACAGACCGGAGTCAGATGGAGGTGGCTCGTTCGACACGTTTCTTAGACTCGACGATAATGTTTTCCTCAACTTCTGAATATGAGAAGACACTGAAGAACGAACTTTACCTTTGCCACAGGCACATGAAGATAAGTTTCACGGAACTGCTCAGAATGCCTGTAGCGGACAGAAAGACATACATCTCGATACATAACCGCGAGGTAGACAAGGAGAAGCGGCAAATGGAGGAGGCGAGGCGCAACGCCCGCAAAAGATGAACGTTTCCGCGGGCGCGCATAAGCGTCCGCGGAAATATTTAGCTATAAACGTAAGATTATCACATGGCAAACAACGGCGAGATAAACATAAAAGACCTTGAACAACTGTTCAGAAGTGTGGGCAGACGTGAATTGGAGGCCGTTTTGATACCGGCATACAAGCAATTGCTTCAGTCGTCCGTAGAACCGTTCGACGATATTGCTGAGTATCTTTCTGAAGAAAATCGCAAAAATCTAAGAGCCGCATACGACGAATACAAGGATGCAATCGAGACTTTAAATCGGAGTATAGAAGAACAAGTCCAACTAATAAAGGACATTGACGACGAGATATCCTCAAAACAGCAGGAACTGAGACGCGCCAGAGGCAGAACGGCGAGGGCCAGCATACAGCATGACATAGACGAACTTAAACTCGACAGACAATCTGCCGAGAATAACCTACAGATGTCCAAAGACCTCCGCGACAGAAAACACGAGGATATATTTAGCGATCCGAAGAAGAAGAAGGCGAAGGAAGCGGCAGAAAAGGCTGTAGAATTAGAGAAGGAGAAGATAGAACGAGCGTCAATGCGGCGCAAGATGAACAGCGCCATGGGCGATACATGGATAGGCGGACGCTTAGACAATCTGGCGGCGAGGCAGGAGAAACTCACGAAGTTCGGCAACATGGGGAACTTCATGCAGAACAACGCCGGAGGCCTGGCCAAGATGGTCGGCGGAGGAGGCAAGCTCGCAAAAGTGTTCTCGACGCTCGGCGGCGTGGTCGGAAAGGTCGGAGGAATGTTCACGAAACTTCTTGGACCTATTGGGTGGATAATCGAGATAGTCAAGTTCGCGATGGACACGTATGGCGACCATCTCAAACTTCAAGCCAAACTTACGGAGATAGAGACCCAGAGACGACAGGACTACACCGACTACATGACCGGACAGTATACCGTAGGCACGGACAAGGCGCTCGCGTATATGGACTACACCGGACAGGTGGCCATGGCAAGACGCGGCGCCGGCGCGGCGGACCTTACCGATGCGAACGGACTCTTGGTCGGACGTTCGGCAACGGCGGCAGAACTCGGGTACGGACTCCCGTTCAACGGAATAAACGAGACTGCTTACCAGGCGGCCAGCGCAGCAGTGAAATTTGCCGCGGACGCTCAGAAGACGGAGAGGGCACACGGCGTCAGAATGAGGGACATCGAGAGGACGTCAGCAGCAGCAAAGGCGCAATACGAGCAAACAGCAGGAATGGCCGGGTTCCGGGAGAGGGAGAACGAACTGAAACTGATCAATGACATGTTTGACCGGAACATGGACGCCATGCGGGAAAGAATCGGCGCCGGAGCATCCGCACAAGGACTTGACTATCTCACAAAGAACGAAAACAGCGGCAATCAGATAGAAGGGCTCACGAAGGACGTACAAGAAAAAGTGTACGGTGCAGCGAAAAAAGGCGCTGGAGGAGGCACATGGGCATCACAGGCAATGGCCGGAGCGGAGGCAGGCGGTGGAGAAAGGACAAGCGCAGGTGCGTCCGCCGTATTGACTGCGATAGGGATGCTTAGCGACAGTATGCTACAAGGAACGTTGGATGTCACAAATGCAGACTTCAAAAAAGAGACTGCCAGACTGTCGCAGGAACTTCAGTTGGAAAAGGTGATAGCTGAGCGCAACTACAACCTTGGGGTGAAAAGGATACAGCTTGAGACACAACTGGCGAAAACAACGGATGACGCAAGAAAAGCCGCAGCGGACCAAGTGACAGACGCCGCCGCCCGCGTTGTCGAGGCACAGCTCAAGCTGGCGCAGAACACAGAGAAGTGGCTGGACAAACTTGACGAGGTGTCAAACAACACCGCAAGGAGCATGGGGATAACCGATCCCGCCGCGATGAGGAGATACCAGTACATGCTGATGCACAACGCGAGCGACCTCGGCAAGAAATGGGGCGTCCAGCCTGAAGAGGTGATGAAGATGCAGAGCGGTTTCGCCGAGAACACCGGAAGAAACAGGACACTCACCAAGACAGAACTCGACAAGATGCTCGCGTTCGGTTATCTTACCGGTGACAACGCACAGGCCGGGGCGATAGTCAACGGGCTTCAGATATTCAACAAGAGCGCGTCTGACAGCATCGACCTTATGGACAAGCAGATGCAGAAGGTCAACAAGATGGGTCTGAATGCAAGGAAGTATGCAAAGGATTTTCTTGACAACATCAAACTTGCCAACAAATACAACTTCAAAAACGGCGTGAAGGGACTCGCCGAGATGACCGCATGGGCACAGAAGACCAGGTTCAACATGTCGTCATTGTCATCAATTCTCGACAAAGTGCAGGAAGGCGGACTTGAGGGCGTCATCAAGCAGTCCGCAGGTTTCCAGGTGCTTGGCGGTAACGCCGCAATGTACTCTGACCCTCTCGGCATGATGTTCGACGCTTGGAACGACCCTGACGCTTACGCCAAGAGAATGTACAACATGACAAAGGGGTATGGTTCTATCGACAGACGCACCGGCGAGACCAAGTTCAATCAGAACGAGAGCATGTTCATCGCCGAAATAGCGAAATTGCAAGGCAGGTCACCCGAGGAACTCAGGAACGAGATACGTGAAAGGAACAAACGGGATGTGGTCACTTCGCAACTTAGTGCCGAACAACTGTCATCGTTGAATGAGGATCAAAAGACATTGTTGTCGAACAAGGCCGTGTTCAACGAAAAGACCGGCAGATGGGAGGTCGCAATGGACGACGGAACGATCAGAGGTCTCAACGAAATAGGGTCTGAAGACATCAAGCATCTGCAACCGCAAGGGCACGAGGAAACAATAGAGAACTATATGGAACAGATACTCACCGCGCTCAAGAGGGTCACCGGTGAGGAGATATGGGAGAAAACCGAGTCTGGTATATCGGCATACGAGGAATACACGGCCAATTATCTTCAGAGGATGGCAACGTCAAACGACAACTTCCTTCAGAAACGCGAAGAATATGACAAGACCATCAAGGAAGGGATGGATGCTGCCACGAAGAATCTGAAGACATTCCTTGACATATTCCAAGACAACAACGATCCGCTTAGGGCAGAGGTCGACAAACTCAAGGAAAGCGCAGCGAACATGGCCGGCAGCGTGGAGACACTTGGTTCGATACTTTCTTCAGCGAACGGGAACCTTAGCGCCGGTTTCGACGAACTGACCGGTGAATTGAATGACGCAGAACGGAGGATACGGGAATTCTTCCATCTTGAGGAACAACTGAATCAAGATAAGTCTTCAAAGGCCAACAGGGTGTTTGACGGACTGATGAAAAAGGCGTTGCAACTGAGCAGCAACACGCAGTTGGATAAGTTCACGAAAAATCCGTTTGCAACAACCGGAAAATGGTCACAAAAGGATTGGTCAGATTATGGGAGTCCGATTGAACAACTAAGAAAAATGGCTTCCACTCCACATTATTCAATAAAGGAAGCCAGAGATCTGATAAAATCAAGTAAGATAACAGACTATCTTGTAAATCAAGGGTATTGGACTTCAAAAGGCACCGCGGACGATGACGACGCCATCAGAGACTTCATGAAAAACATCGGCAGATACGAAGTCGTACATGAAGACGATAAAAATATGCGGTACACTAAACTAAGGAGAGTAGCTGATGCACTGATACCATCGAACGGATCCTCTACCTTTATATCCGGCGGTTCCGGCGTGCAACACATAAACGATGGCGTCATAACCAACCCGAGCGACCGCATACTGGCATTCAGGCCCGGCGGAAGCGTTGCCAACCTATGGAACACGATGGCCGAGGCAATGAATGTGATGTCTGACTATATCTCGCCGATGTCGTCGACTGTTCCTTACGCGAACGGAGGATACGGGCAGAACAACAACCCGAGCGAAATCAGAGTGACACTCGACGGAACGCTGAACGTCAGCGGAGGAGGGCAGAGTGTGGACATCATCAACATGCTCCGATACGACCCGACGTTCGCGAGGGAATTCGGAAAGGCGATGATCATGGCGATAGACAACGGACAGAACGGGAAGACCTTGCATCCGGTAATGAACAGAGGGTACACAACAATTTCATAACCTGTGTTAATTATACTTAAAGCGACAACAGAACACAACACATGGCATCTTTGAGTGACAGACTTGGCGACCTGAATTTCTCCAAGAAATTCTCCGAGTTCGCCGACAAGATAAACGGCAGTGTGCGAAAACGTACAGGAAACGACGCCACGTCACTGTTTGAGAACATAGAGACAGGAAACCGTTACGACAACTCTGACGGCGACAGAGGAGTGCTTCCGTCTGCGCTTACCGGACTTTATGGAAGACTCAACATAAACGGCGCTTCCACAGAACTCCGCCAAAACAGTTATATTGACGTGATGACCATGCTGTCCGAGATGAACCCGAAGGATTTCTGCGACTTCAACGGGCTTATGGGCGCGTTCATGAACCGGCTGATGCAGATAAACATCAACGAGAAGGACATCACACTTGGAGCGCTCGGACAGGATGCGGCCATAAACGGGGATTCGAACAGGTTGTCGCCTGACATACCTAGATACAGCTATACAGAAGGGCGCAACTACCTCGACTTTGTAGAGCGCGCCAGAATGACGAGCGGAAGCGACATGTCCACCAGGACGACGAACAACGTCGACACGCCATATTACACAAACGGCAACGAGATATACCGATACACCGAGAACCTGTACCCTGACGACAACGGAACGGGGACGTTCTCGAACAAATGGAATGTAGCAAGCCACAGGAACTCCATACTGTACAAGACAAAAAGACTTTTCGCACAAGGGAAGATAAACTCACTCATATCAAGGTTCGGGACAAACGCAGACCCGCTCTCCACGCCGTTAGACTACACCGGGCGAAAAGGGACGAGGGTTGGCGGCGAATCACGAGGCAGGAACCTGCTCGCCAAGGACACGTCAAAAAACTACAACGGGTACAACAACCCGTACTGCCGTGTGTGGACACATCATCACCAGTACGACCGCGTGTCGAGGATGATAAGGCCGTTCGGCGGTGACTCGACCCTTGAGAAAATGCACGCGTTCCCGAAGGTCAACCCTGTCGAAGGGAGCAGCGACCAGACGAAGTTCGACACAAAGGGATGGCGCTATTCGGTCATGAGCAACGACGGAGAGAGCAACTACAACGGGTTCGTGAACATAACGCCGAAGTTCCTCGGAGGGGCGGAGAAGAACATACACACAAAGCAGTGTATGCTCTCCATCGAGAACCTTGCGTGGAGGGGATACAACCCGTATGAGTTCGAGAAGGCGCTGTCGTGGGAACAGAGAGGCCCTCTTGGCGGAAGGATAATGTGGTTTCCCCCATACGGTCTCACATTCAACGAGACGTCAAACGCGAACTGGTCGTCTAACAGTTTCATCGGGCGCGGGGAGGACGTGTACACATATGTAAACACACAGAGGACAGGAAGTCTGAGTTTCATCCTGCTCATAGACCATCCGTCCATACTTGACTACGCCACATGGAACGACTACGGAAGATACCGGTGGGGCGGCGACACAGACCGTTCGTCGAACGGCGTGACAGACGAGAAGATACTGCAGTTTTTCGCCGGATGCGACTCGGCCGACGGCGGAGACGCGTCAAGCCTGTTTCATGACGCCAAAGAGACACCGCTCACTGACGAGTACAAATATGAGTTCGTTCCCGGTGAAATCATAACACCGCAGCTTGTTCCGGAACCTGAAAAACCGGAGCCAAAACCGGAAGATGAACCACCGAGGGAACAACCTGACTCGGTCGAGTTCTACATATTCTTCCCGAACAACTATTCCGGATACTATGACTACCCGAACAATCCTAACGGGGACGTAGATGCCGTGATGTATCTGATGGCCGGAACCGGCGCACAGATGGACTTGACGGACGGAACAATAAGGACCATGCGAATCTCTGCCGACCAAATTACGGAAGACGGGACAGGATACGAGATTGACCGAAGTCTGTCAACAGACAATACGACGATGATGCCAAGACTCAAACCCGCCAAAGGGGGATATACCGCACTGATGGATGACGGGTGGCATTATCGTGTTGACGGCGTGTATGTGCAGAAAAAGAACAAACTGTACACGATAAGCGGAAGAACGGAAGGCGGGCAGCTAAACGACACGAACAAGAACACACTGGCGCAGAAACTGAAGTACAGCAAGAACGACAAGTACAATCATTATGAGGATGAAGCATGCCTTGGGTTGAACAAGAGCGTGTCGGCAGTCAGGAGCAACCTAAAGATAAACGACGAAACGCCGAACCTGTATTCCGCTTCCGAGGTCATATGCGCCGCCTTGCGGTACAAAAACAAGACAACCGCAGCGGACAAGGTAAAGTCAAAGGTCGAGTCAAGACAGGTCACCATCGACGGCAAACAAATGGAAGCGGTCGACGCCCTTGTCAAATTGTTCAACGAAAGGGAGATTTCCGAAGTTGAGGCGCACGGGTATGCGAGTACAGACGGTTCGACAAACGCAAGTGTCAGAAACCAGTTTCTTGCGGAACAAAGGTCAAACACAATCGCGACATGGCTGGAAAACATATGTGGATTCAAAAAAGGCGTAACTGACGGCAATGGTCCTGATGGGGTTGGATATGACAAGAACAAAGAAAACTCGCCGCTGTCCAAAGCATCACGTTATGCTAAAGTTATCATTAAATTTGTCACCGAGTCCAAGCAGGACGCCGCAAAGGTAGATGGTGGACAACAGTCTGAGACTACAAGCGAACCGGCGGAAACAACAACACCGGAAATTTCTTCCGCTGAGACTGCGCAACAGAACGCAGACAAAACCATTGAAAAACTAAAAGGCGAGTATTTAAAAATACTGACACAGGAAGACGAACAATATTATGGTACGTGGGCGCTTTATCGTTTTCTATACTCCAAGTGGGATCAAGACGTGCACAGCAACATGTCACATATTTTAAGTTTAATAGCGCCGTTTGAGTTTAATACAGATTTGACTGAATTTGCCAGCAAAAAGGTTGACGAATACATCGGATGGGCGAACGATTCTCGTTTAGGCGGATATAATGCGGCATACGAACCATACATAAATGGCGCAGAGGAAATAGGAGCGTTGTTAGATACAGAAGGAACGTATGAAGAGATGATGGCATTTTTCGAGGAGAAAAAAAATGGTCCTGACGGTGAATGGTATAAAAATTTCGAGCAAAAACTAATGCACGAGCAGATCGGCAACGATGAACGTGTAATCCTTGCATACGCAGGCGCGTGTCTTTTTGGTGTTTTGTACATGGGATACATTAAAAATTTCTTCAAAGAAATAAAAGATTACACAAGCACATTACCACAATCAGACGCTGCGGCGGAACAAACCGACGCGAGCATATCTGACGCGAACAAGGCAAACAAGATAAGTGACACATCGCCGAGCGAGGCGACCGTGGAGACCGGTCAGAGGGTCAGCAAATATGTCGGATACAACGAAGTGCTTCGTCCGGACGGCAGTTCATACAACCCGAAGCGGTACAGGACGACGAACGACGGCGAGGACAGCATATGGATAGATGTTGGTGACGGAAAACTGCAGAAGATAACCAGACAATACAAGGCGCGGTTCGCAAACAACGACGCCGGCATCGAGAACGACAAGGACGAATACAACAAGTACAGATATGACCAAGAGTACTACTTCTACCGCAAGCTTGAACGGGAAAGCCCGCTGGTGTTCCAGAGACTTGTCGACAAACTGAAGTATTTTGACCCGGCATTCCACTCAATGACACCGGAGGGATTCAACGGCCGGCTCACGTTCCTTCATCAGTGCACAAGGCAGGGCAACACCGTCACAATGTCAGACAGCGGCGGAAAGACGGCCAACAACCTGGCGTTCGGGAGACCTCCTTTCTGCGTATTGCGGATCGGCGACTTTGTCAATCAGATGGTCATCATCAACAACGTGAACTTTGACTACACGGTGTCAGAGGGCATAACGTGGGACCTCAACCCGGAAGGCGCCGGAGTACAGCCTATGCTTTGCCGCGTCACACTCACACTTACGCTGATAGGAGGAAGCGATCTGGCCGGACCGATACGCAGACTGCAGAACGCGATGTCCTTCAACTACTACGCCAACGCACGTCTGTACGACAACCGGGCGGACAGGGTGATGTACAACTCAGAGGGTGACGCGAGACTCGAGGGCGCTGTCGACTGGGAAATCAACAAGGAACAGTCCTATTCATACAGGACAGCGATGTACAACAAACAAGACCCGTGGGCGAATTGGATAGACGAGAACAGAGACCGTCTCGTGGAGTCGGCCAAGACGGAAGTCGGAATGCTTCCGCAGATAGACGGAATCAAGTTGCCTGACTTCGGCGGCATAGGAACGCAGCAGCAAACGGACGGCGCAGACTCTGCGAGCAGCGACACAACACGCCAGCGCGGAAGCGTAACCGGTGAAGAAGAACCGTCTGCGGCAGGAACATCCGTATCCGCGACACAGAGAAGCGCAAACGACAGTCCGGAAACGCCAAAACCAAACTACACGGCTAATGCTGTGGACCAAATGAAAAAATATCTTGACGCGCTCGGTCGAGATAAGTCATATCATGACAGTGAAGGGCTTGACTACTATCATCTTATAGACTACATTGAAATGGACAAATTATTTAATCCACAGGTGATGAAAGACGACAGGAATGGCAACAAATTCTGGCGGGGGACTCTTGAGATGTTTGAGACAAATCCGGAGCTATGGACAGGTGGAGGCAATAAAAAAGAACAGTAACGATGGCATACTACGACAGATATAAGCAGTTCCGCAAGGACGGAAAGGTCGAACTTGTTCCGTTCGTCAGGATAGGCGAGGAAGTGTCCGACCTTCACATCATTTTCGACAAGGAGAAGATGCGTCTTGACAATTTGTCTTACAAATACTATGGCGATCCGGACTACGCGTGGCTGATACTTCAGGCCAACCCGTCACTCGGCGGATATGAGTACAGCATCAAGGACGGAGTCAGGCTGCGGATACCATATCCGCTAAACTCGGCACTTGTGCGTTATGACAGGGGGATATCCGCTGCGATGGCGCACACTTCTACAGTCAAGTGAATTTTGTTTGAATAACCAAAAACAACATCGAGATGTCGCAGAACAACAAGGAAGGAAAAAGCCCGCAGGACAGCGGAAGGATTATCTATTACGACCCGAACGACGCGTTCGGGGAGATAAATGGTGTTCCGTTGACACCGGACTACAGCGAGATGTGCATTGCGTTTGACCTTGTTGTTGAAATGGTCAACCGTTTCCGCTCAAATGGTTTGATAGGCGAGAACGGTTCCAGGAAGTTCAAATTGTCATGGCGCTCTCCGATAGCGACAAAACCGGACGGTGAGCGCACAGAAGACTACATGACCTTCCTCCGCGGCAACGGTTCGACAAAGGAGGACGGAGGGTATCTGACGACATACTACACCGACGTGTCCTTCGATGACCTGCGCGCCGACAGCGAAGGCGTGATAGTGGAGGGCCTCGGCGTTGAGTCTATACAGGTCGCGTTTGAGAGCTATTACGCTCCGACTGTCAGCATAAAATTTGTGGATTACCGCGGTTCGGCCATATTCGCGAGAGAGGAACTTGTCCACAACAACGACGAGATAACTTCAGACACGATATTCGGATGTTTCTTCACGTGTCCGTATCCGAAGTTCCGTCTTCAGATGAAAGGGTTTTTCGGCAAGCCGGTCACATATCAGCTCACTTGCTCGTCATTCAAAGGTAACCTCAACCCGTCGACCGGCAATTTTGAGGCGACTGTCACATTCATAGGATACCAGTACGGAATTTTGACCGACATACCGCTCAATTATCTGATAGCGGCGCCGTATTGCGACTACGAGGGATCAAGCTATTGGGCATCAAGGGAGAATTCACCGGAATGGGACTTGGGAGGAAGACCGATGGTCAGGTTATACGACCTGTTCCGTGACATTGAGGACGCAATGTCCGACAACGAGCTGATAAAGGGTGTGACGAACGATACGGAGGATGCGATGAACGACTCCAACGCGGAGATGGACGCCATAAGCATCATACAGTCGCACTACACCATATTTCTCAACAGTTTCGCAGAAAAGACAGGGGCGAGCGGTTTTGTAACGACGGAAGGTGAGCATGCGCAAGTGCTATTCACCTACAAGTCAGAGGACATACAGAACATTGAAAGCGTAATCGACTCAGAATGGCGCACATTAAGTGACCTTGTCGACGACTTCAATACGAACCATCCCGGGACACAGCTGACCGGAGGGGAAGAATCCATATTCAAGAACGGGATTGAACATACAGCGAAAGCGGTGGATTTCTTCATACTGCCGGAGAACAGGATTACATCAGCGAACAGCAAGTTGGCGAGAGTGTCATACGTACGCAAGCGAGAAGTCACCAAATACAGTCTTGAGGGTGTCGATGTCCAATCAGGGTCGTCGATAACGAAGGACATGTCGGAGGCGATATACAACACGTTCGTTGAAGGGAACTCAAATGACAACAGGTGTGACAGGTACGCGTACCTATTGGACATGGGCGGTGTACTATACAGATGCAATGACAGAATCAGGGCGATAAGGAAAGACCTCAACACCGCAAAGGAGAACCGGGAGGAGATGTACATCAGACTGGCCGACGCCAAACTTCATGTCATACCGAGGATAGGGAACATATTCAAGATTATATGCGCCCATATCGAGACATTCGCCCACATGATGTATGAGCTCAACAAGCGCGTCAGCCAGAACTCTTCGGCGAGAACGCCGTCAATGCTCGGTGTGAACATAAACAGGACTGACGTGTCACCCGGCGCCACAACAACCATACCGGCGTGGCCGATGATATACGCGTCACAGAACAGCGACACCGTGTACTCGATAGACGAGACGGAGGACAATGTCTTCGGGTGGGTCGGTGACTTCAGCCACAATTTTGAGGAGGAGAAACTGATACGCGCACTCTATGCGGCTTCATACAAGGCGACCGGCGGCGGTCTTGACTATGACAAATACAAATACACAGTGAGATATCTTCCGATGTTCCCGATGGATGTGGTCTTGAACGGTTCTCCGTTCTCTTCCATAGGCGGAATATCGGACGAACGCAGGACAATATCTGAGCTTGCCGGATACATCGGTATGAGAACAGCGCAGATTTTCGGAATTTGCGAGCCGGAGAAGGTAGACGACGGATTGGCCAAAGCGATAGGAATGGTGGACGCGTTCAATTTCTACGCGCAGGTCAAAGACAGACAACTGATAAGCGAGAGGATACTGAACGTAACAAAGGAAGACACATTGAAAAAGGCGCTTTATGGAATCATGCTATGCGACGAAAACTATGACAAGTACGCCGTCACCAACGAAAACGGAAAAAGCGCCCATGTGTTTGAGACTAACAAATGTGTCCAGCCAAAGGTAAAAGAGCAAAGACACCCGATATATGTCGAAGACGGTGGAAATCTGCAGTATGTGCATTATGTGACAAAGGAAAAACACGGAATACTCCCGTCCCAGACGCCATCCTTCAAGGCAAAATCATTCAATTACAGTTATGTGGCGGACACCGATGAACCATACTTCACCGTCAACAGCGACGGATACAAAGATTTGCTGTACAACGCCGCAGACGACGCGGAGGATGTGTTCGGAAAAGACAACTCCGACATTGACACAGGATTATTCACCGTGTTGGATCCCAAAATATCCACGGGAATGATATCCCGCTACAGCGAGATGAACACCGGCGAGTTCAAGATCAACGGCGAACCGGAAAAACTTGAAGAAATCAAAAAGGTGCTGGACAGGTACTGGAAAATCGGGAAATCAAGTTATAGCAATTACATTTCCCCGGGCATGGGTCTTACGGACCGCTATGACAAAATCGGGGTCGCAAATCTGCTGTGGACCAACGGAAGACCAAAAGACGGGAATTTCTCGCCGTGGCACGTAATTCATGAAGTCACCGACGCGAAACATTCCGCCACATACGACATCGAAAGCGGCGAATTCAAAGTCGGGGAAGAAAAAGAGACGAGCGAGATAAACACTCTTTGCGTCTCGTTATTGCGGGCATACACCATAATAGGCGGACGGAACACGGTAGTGTCATCGCTTTTCGGACATAAGATGTACGTGCAACAGACGGACACAAGTTCGAAGGCATACCTATTCCTCCTTGCCCTTCCGTTCAATTACACCAAAACACCTGGAATATTATACGACAGCAACAGGCACGCGAGAATAGAAGGTGTCCCATACGGGTACGCGCTAGGCCTTGGCGCAATACTGTGGAGGCAAAAGAAGATGTCTGGCGGCCAAGGAGGCGATCCGATCATATGGGACGGATACGAGCCCGCCGGACCGAATGAAAGCGCCTACTACCATAACACCGGGGACAAAGGGTTCGTCGGGTTTGTCCCGAAGGGAATGTCCACCAACTTTTCGCGGGTTGACTACAGTAAATTGTCACGGATCAGTGCGCCGGAAAAAAATGAACTGATACGGCATTTTGAGGATTTCGTCAACAGTCCGGAATGGGCGAAAATACGGTATGCGACGGACATATACTCACCGGACAACGCCAAGAAGATAGAGGAGATGACCAAACTCTTCTTCGACATGATGGACACCGACACCGAACACACGGAACAGAAAGACAAGACTGTCGACATGGAAATCGCCGACAAGTGGGTAAAAGCGCTGTTCTCCTCGTTCAAGTGCAGAGGAAACAACGCGTTCTGCTACGCGTGCGGAAATTTTGCCTTACACGACAACCCGAACAAAGACTCCATGATACTGCTGATGAGGGACGATTGTGAGGCGCAGGAGATAATACGCGCCCTCATACGCTATGAAGTGCTATTTGCGGACGCGTACGGAAACAAGTCAGGGGAAAAACCCGGACAATACAGCGACATCACAGTAGACAAGTCCAATCTCGATTCATATCTTGACGGTTTCTCGTCCAAGCTGAACGAACTGGCGACAAAAAACATGGAGGGCGTCGTTGTGTCCGACACCGAAGTGGAGGTCGAGAAGAACAAAGAGATAGAGTACAACCGCGACATCATGGTGTCCATGTACAGATATCTGAAGAATGTATGGGACAAGTGGCTGATAGCGATGACTGAGGACGAGTTCCGTGTCGAGAACTTCTTCAACAAACACTTCCGTTTCATCGACATGATGTACCGGGACATATATGACCGGATGATGATAAATTGTGAGACCTTGTTGGATTCTTACAATTCCGTCCGCGCCAACAAGGACATCACGGTGTTCAAGTTCATGGGTGACATAGCGACGGATCACCACTGCATGTTTTTGGCGCTGCCGGACTTCATCGTCCTCGGTGACGACGACAAACAGAAGGCAATGGGCGAGATGCAGAAAATTTTCACGCCGATGCCGTATGTGGACATGCCGGAACCGAACAACTGGAACTTCTTTGTTTTCATATACTGCTCGAACATATCGGAGAATATCGGTTCATTGAACGGGTACACTGACGATACGTTGAACATATGGAGCTGCAACGGAGTGGAAGCGAACGCTTCAGGTTCTTTCAAGAAGTCGAATTTCTTGAGTGACAACGAGACACGGTACGGATACAATGTCCCGTCATTTGGCGTGACATTCGGCAGACAGAACAACCATCTGTTCAAGAACATAAGCGTGAACATGGAATCGCCGGTGATGACAAGCGCCGCAATAAACACGCTGTCACACATAGCTCTCAAGGGCGCCGGCAACGACCACGCTATCGCATATGTGGGTCAGGACACATATCCGGTGTTTTCGAACTACTCGTTCCAGTGCGAGGTCGAGATGATGGGGGACGCTCAGATACAACCTCTGATGTACTTCCAGCTGATGAATGTGCCGCTGTGGAGGGGGACTTACATGATATTCAACGTAAGGCACACAATGACACCGGGGAACATGGTGACAACCTTCACAGGCATGAAGATGGCGAACCGGAGTGTGAACTACACGAACGCGTGGTTCACGAAAAAGGTCAACTACAATGAAACCAAGAACGGTAACGCGGCATCGTCAAAATGCGGGCCCGAAACAACAGACACTGAGACGACAGCAGAGGCCGGACCTGTCCTCAAACCGGTTGCGGCGCTTAGAAAACTTTTTGACGGAAACGACGTCGACCGCAGCTGGCCAAACGCAAGACCCAAGTCATGGTATGACCAATTCATTGTCTCTGCCGAAATCATGGTGAGGACATCGCCTAACGGCACCCCGGTCAAGGGTTCCGTCCAAATAAACAAGCACTTGGTCAAGAATGTGCAGGGCATATTCAATGAACTGCTGAACGTGCCCGGATTCTATGTGCAATACAAATCAGTCTACGGATACGACTACCGTGCCGTCAGGACACCCGGGAAAAAATCAAACAGGATGTCGAACCATGGTTTTGGGTGTGCCATCGATTTGTGGTCGAAGATTAACCCGTACAACACGAATGAGAAAGCCCCGAAGACGGGTGACACGAGCGACCCGATACGTTTCCGTTCTTTTGACCATCCGGTCGTGAAGGTATTTAAGAAGTATGGATTTGACTGGGGCGGACGGTATGGAGATTACATGCATTTCTCATATCCGGCCGGTGGATAACGATTTAAAAACACATCAATTATGAGCAAATGTGCGGTGACAGGTGTGCCAAGCGCGTCGACAAAAGAGGGAAAAATGCTATACATGGCCGGCAGACTTTTAAAAGAAGGGGTGCTTGGCCAACAACTTACACCAACACAGGTCTGCGCGATAGTCGGAAACGCAGGACATGAAAGCGGCGGATACAGACCGGATGCGTACAATCCAAACGACAGAGGCGCGCCTGGTGGCGGGTTGTTTGGTTTCCGCGGCGCGACAGGCGAATATTTTGAGGAAATGAAGCAATTTTGTGCAAGACAAGGAAAGGACTGGAAAAGTTCAATCGAAGCGCAGCTGACCTTCTTCATGACGGTACGGAAAAGCAACCACACAAGATGGCTCAATTGGATAAAGAAACACCCGAACGAAGGGCTGTACGACGCGACCGTCGCTTTCTGCCGAAAGTGGGAAGTGGGGGACTGGGCCCGCGACAGATATAATTACGCCAAAAAAGTGGCAGAACTGTTGAAGAAGTATGAAGGATGCGAGGTCACAATCGACGAAGAACCCGGAAGCACAGAGTCAACATGGCCGTGCGACCAACTGTCCAGCACTGAATTGGATGAAATGTACACAAGTTTAGACGCGGCGCTCAACGGCGAATATTCAGGACGCGAAATCGCAATAGTCGGGGACTCTTGGTCGGCCGGACTGATTAATGCGATACCTGAAATGAAAGGCATATACAATTGCCAATATTGTGTAGGTTCAAAAAAAGTTAAATGGTGCGCCGATCAGGTGAAGAACGTGGTCGATCAAGGGGCAAAAATCGGAATTTTTATATGCGGACTGAACAGCGCCTACTCCAAATTCAGCGACAGCAGCACAGGTCGCGACAGGATGTCGACCGGACTGTACAATGAATACGGTTATTTGGTTGATGAATGCGATCGCTGCGGACTAACCGGGGCAGTAATAACGTCTTTCCCGTACACAAAGCATTCCGATATCAAAAAAAAGTCATCGTCCATGTTTTCTGACGCCATGGCGGACAACCACAACAAGACGCTTCAACATATCATTGACCTAAAAAACAGAACCGCCATAAACTGCAAATTCGAATATTGCAATATAACAACCGGACTAAAGGATGCGAGAGACCATATGTCCGAAGGCGGGTTTCATCTCGAACGAACGGAAGATTTCAAAAAATTACGCGATCTGATAGGTACTTCCCTGTATAGGTTAAACAACAAACTCCAAAAACGTGAGGAAGAAGTAGAACGGGTACATGCAGGGTCATTGGACTACGGGAGAGAAAATAAGCAGACGGCGACATGGCAAGACTATTTTAACAATTTGTTGTCGATGAACGGGAAAAAATAAACAATTTTTAACCTTACCAATTTGCGAAGATGTCATATTTTATCTATCTTTGTGCCGGAAAAAATAACAGAAAATGTCCGGCAAGATAGGCAACATAGTATCAAGCAGGAGACCTCCCGGATTCGGACCGCAATTCAACCTGATACAGGACATCAAGGACGAGGACAAAAACCTGCCGACACTGGTGATAGGATATGACAACGCATCCAAGATGATAGACGAATTTTCCGTACTTGACACAAGGAGTTACGACAACGGAAGGGTGTGGTGGGCATTCAAGAAGACCGAACGACGCTCGGAACACGAGTCCGTGCTGTCCGAATTCAGGACATACGCAATAAAGAAGGCGCTCGGGGAGATAAAGTATGTGTACATAGATTTCATCTGCTACAGCATGGAGCGAGTGAAAGCGCTGATAAGCTTCATGTACAGTCCAAAAAGGAAATTCATCTTTGTCACCCGCAATGATTCATTCATGTTCATATACTGTCCGGAATATCCTGTCGTGTGGGGCATATCACTCTCATTGTGCGAGTATATAGGCATATCAGCAGCCAAAGTCATCAACAAGGTTGTCTCGAACCGGTTCAACGAACTGATAAAAGGAACCTCATTCATAGACCGGGAACTACGCAAGCACATCGGTAACGACACGCATTACATACCGGCCCTTTATCATATTTTGCGGTAGCATTATATTTAAAAGAAGAAATAAACCTGATTATGCCACAAAGATTCATCAGAAGGAGCAGGCGTGACAAGTTTGTCCGCATACCGGACCGGCGAAACACGCCGACATACACTGTAGTCGCCGTGGATGAGAACAAAGACGGCGAAACGAAGGAAAAAGATAACACAAAGAAAAAAAGCAACAAGGACATGACTGACAATCTCGACAAGATAAAGGACGCGCTCGGAATCGACGCCAAGACACCGAAGAAAAAGGTGAAAGTGGAGAAGAAGGACAGGGGCCTTTTCGAAAGGACAGAGGAAAGCACAATCCTCATCACCGAAGACAATAAGATGGTTCTCAACGATTGACAACCCATGTACCCGAGAAAAAAGAGCAAACTTTACGAATTCACCATATCCAGTTCAATGAGGGAGGACGACGACCAGCAACAGGCGCAGAACAATCCGAACGGAAATGGACAGATGGGTGGAGGGAACCAGCAGGACTTCGGAGCGACTGGTGCTGATGGGATGCAGCAGGGTGACGTTCCTATGCAAGGGATGTCACCTGACATGGGAAACGCCGGCGGAATGCCGCAAGGCGGTCAACCGGACATGGGTGCACAGCCAAACGCCAACGGACAGGAAGGCATGCCGGAAACAGAACCGCAAGCGGACATGGCGCAAGGTCTCGACATACCGGATGACGGAATGGGCGGATTTGACGGCCCGGTGGAGGATATTGACATGGATGTCGATCCGGACACTATGCAACCCGGAGACGAGGTGATCGACGTGGACGAACTGACAAATGCTCAAGAAATGTCGGCGGAGAAGATTGACGGAGTCGACGAGAAACTGACGACATTGGGGCAAGTCGTGAAAAAGTTCATCGCCGCGATAGAACAGAACGACGCGAAGATTGACGAACTGAAAGCGGAATTCGAGAAAAGGAATCCGACACAGCAGGAAAAATTCAACATCCGGTCACAGGCATCAGGACCTTTCACTGAAAGTCCCAGGGAATTTTGGGAGAAGAAGGTTGCGTCAAACCCGAATTATCAGGTGATGTACAACAATGAAGTCCCGACAAAGGACGAGCAGCAGGAGTTCGAACTCAGGAAGACTGACATCGACGGTATGCCTGACAAGTCAGTCGCCGACTCGTTTGACTATCCGACCAAACTGAAGGACATTCTCAGTTTTTAAAAGAACTCGTTCATAAGCATGGTGCGGGTCAGCGAAAAAAAATCTGATCCGCACTTTTCATGAAAAAATTGTTAAATATTTTGGCGATACAACATAAAGTAGTATCTTTGTATTAGAAAAGTGATGTAGCACTATAACTAGATTAAACATAAACAAAAATGGCAGCAAACTATGTAAACATCAGTCCGGATGCTATTGAGGCACAGCGTACTGCTCTCGAATCAGAGAAGACTTCATTCAAACCAAGAGTGGAGTTCAACGAGAAGAACTATCTCAACCTCAGGGTCGAACCGGGCAAAAACGAGAAAATTGTCACCGTGAGGATACTGCCGGTCAGCGCCACTGACGGGAGGGCGTTTTTCACAATAAACACACACTCCCTCAAGGTAAGTCCGGAAATCTCAAAGAGCGGATTCAAATCATTCATATGCCTTAATGACGAGAACCTCACCGAGGGGAAAGACCATGCAGAGTGCCCGTTGTGCGCAAAATCCAAGGAATTGTACAAACTTGCCGACGCCTGTACAGACGACATCGAGAAGAAGGCGCTCGTGAAAGAGGCCGGTCAGTACAAGGCAAAGCGGACATTCATCGTCAGGGTCATTGACCGTGCGCACGAGGACGAAGGCGTGAAGTTCTGGCGTTTCAACGAACATCGCAACGGAGACGGGTTCTATGATCAGCTCATGAACCTGTACACAATCAGGAACAACGAGGCGGTCAACGCCGGAATCGAGGGCGGGTTCAACATATTCGACCTCAAGCATGGAAAAGACATCGTCATCACATTGAAGTATGACGCAGTGAACAAGAAGACCGTGTCGTCTATCACAGACGCCGGTTTCGCCACACCTCTCGCAAAGACGGATGAGCAGATCGCTGAATGGGTCAACGACCAAAAGACGTGGAGGGACATCTATGCTTCAAAGAGTCACGGGTATCTACAGATTGTGGCTGACGGGGGCATTCCATATTATGACAAAGAAAGTTCTTCGTGGAAAGCAAAGAACAGCAACGAAAGTGCGGCGGTCCAAGCGGACTACACACCTCAGACGGTAGTGCCTGAAGCGACTCCGGCTGCGCTTGACGAAAGCGACCTTCCTTTCTAAGCAAAAATGATTTATCACGGGTGCTGCCGTCGGCGGCACCCAATATCAACAAAAATGTCTAAACTTTATTTCAAGTATGGACCGATGGGTTCGGCCAAAAGCGCGATGCTGCTGATAACGGCACATTCGTTCGAGGAACGCGGAATACCTTTCCTCTGCATAAGTCCACAGGCCGACACCAGAAATGGTGACAGTGTCATATGGTCGCGTATAGGGGCAAAGAGGGATTGTGTGTCCGTCATCGACAGCGACAACATATATGACCTCATCATCGACTATTCAACTGTCGCGGTTGAGGGGTACCTGTACAAGGCGCCAAAATGGATATTGGTGGACGAATGCCAATTCCTCACGAGCGAACAGGTGGATCAACTTGCGATGATTGTCGACAGACTTGACATCAATGTCATATGCTACGGACTAAGGACTGATTTCAAGACGAAACTTTTCGACGCGTCCAAGAGACTGATGGAACTTGCCGATGACATAGAAGAAATGAAGATATCATGCGAATGTGGACGAAAGGCGATAATAAACGCAAGGATAGACCATGACGGGCATGTCATAACCGACGGCGAACAGGTCGTGATAGGGGGTGATGACATGTACAAGGTAATGTGCAGAAAATGCTATACTGAGGCAGTATTCGAACAACAACAAATGAGAATTAAAAACAATAACTAACAATGGCACAACCAGTAAAAAAAGGAGCGGGAATCAAGGGCAGAAAGACAACCGCGGAAAAAATTGCTGCGCTGAAAGCATTTAAAGAAGAGAACAATCTCGCTGGTATCAAAGAGAAAGAACTTTCGTGGTATATTTTACCGGAAGCGTTCCAAAACGCGACACGAATGCCGGGTATTGCCCGTGGATACGTTACCGCTGTTAGGGGTCACTCAAACACTAACAAGTCAACCATAAAGTTGGAATTGATAAAAGCGGTGATACACGCAGGTGATTTACCGGTGGTTTTTGAGTTGGAAAACAATTTTGCGTGGGAACATGCGAAATCAATCGGTGTTGACGTCAATGAATATGTCGACGAAGATACCGGTGAGGTTGAATATGGACCGGGTGACACGATGTTGTATTATGACACCGCAAAACTTTATGAATTGTACGGTAAATTTGATCACGAGCACGGAAAGTGGTTAAATAAACCTGCAAGAGAAACCTATGTAATTGAGGATGTCGCAATGTGCATCAAAGACCTTGTGCGGAAACAGCGGGAAGGTGTGTTACCGTTCAATCTCGTGTTTATCATCGACAGTATCGGTGTAGGTGATTGTTATAGGGCAGCAGAGAAGAACTCTTCAAATAACATGTGGTACGCCGGCGCCGTGTCTGTGGCATTTAACACAATTGTGAACGACCTGATTCCTTCATCAAGAAACGTGAATTCGGAATACACGAACACGATGTTTGTCGTAAACAAGATATGGGTTGAAACAACCGCTATCGGTCTACCTTCTGCAAAGAGCAAGGGAGGTGCAAGTTTGACATATGCCTATCGTTGTATCCTGTTCACTGGTGGGGTCGCGTCCGGAAGCGTCAAGGCACTTACCGCTACATCCGGTGGCAAAGAGTTCCAATATGGGACTAAGGCCAAGATAAAAGTTGAGAAAAACCATATTACAAACATAACATATAGCGGAGAACTGTGTTCTACACAACATGGATTATGGGACCCGAATAAACTAGATGAGTATAAAAAGAAATACGCGTCGTTTATCAAGGAAAAACTCGCTGAAGTGAATAAGGTTCCGATTGAGGATATTGGCGAAATCACGTATTCAGAAAATGACATCGTAGATTCGTAAATACCCACCAAATTCCGTAAGATGGCAAAGAAGGTATACAGTGTTTCTGAAATTATTGAGAAACATAAGGAAAAAGAAAAAGTACCTGTAGAGTACGATTATTCAAAGACCGAGCCCGGTACCATTAGTGACAAAATCACAGTGGTCTGTCCGAAGCATGGCACGTTTGAGCAATCGTTATTAGGTCATATAAACGGTAAGGGTTGCATAAAATGCGCGATGGAACAGAGGATAAGCATATTGCCATTGAATGTCAGGGCGTACAGCATTTTGATTCTGTAGACTTTGGTGGAAATGGCGTTGATTATGCCAACAAACAATTGAACTACGTTCAAGAACTCGATTCAAAAAAACGAACACTATGCAAGGAACATGATGTAATTTTGATTTACTACGTTGATAAGAAATATGTGGATAAGACAAAAGAAACAGGTGTTCATACTTTTTCTACTATTAAGGAATTATTGGATTTTATAGATTTAAAATAATGCAACAAAATTTTTGAAAGATGAAAGTGATTTTGACAAAGAAGGCCGAGTATGAACTTAATCCGGACAAATTTACGGAGATACCGTCAGGCGTTTTTGAGATGCTCGTTGGCGGTGACGCTACACCGTTCGACTGCTCGACATACTCGAAGATGGAAGAGGTGGTCGTGTTTGACAGCAAGGACGACTACATAATAAAGAGAAGCGAATTTGACATTGACCCCGAAAAGCCTGTCTACGTGAACGGCAAGGGGCAGATTTTTCGTTTCCTGCGGAAAGAGAACATTCCCACTGATGCCACAGCCGATACCGAAACGAGTGCTGGACAAGAAACCTGAACTCGGAGTCAAGAAATACACGACGCTCCTCATCGACGGTTCGAACGTGCTTGAACTGTCGATGAGGGGATGCCGTCAGTTGTCGAGCAACGGAAACGAGATTGGCGGTGTGTTCCAGTTTCTTCTGCAGTTAAAGATTATGCTACAGAAGGGGAACTTCAGTCACGTCTATGTGTTCTGGGACGGCGAGAACTCCGGTGAACTCAGGTATCGTCTAAATTCTGACTACAAGGCGAACAGAGACAAGAACTATGATGAGACCGACTTGTCGGATTATATGATGGCCGTGAACGAAAGGATAAAGTCCATGGAGTCGTATTTCCGTTCAAAAGGAAAGAAAAAACCGGCGGTAAAGAATGACGATGACAAGGAATTGTTCTACCGTCAACGGGATATCATCATGGATTGCCTTGAAGAGATAGGTGTACGGCAGTGCGTATGCGAACTAACGGAGGCAGACGATTTTGTCGGTTACTATGTCTCACACAAGGAAGCGAACGAGCGGATAGTGATCATGTCCAACGACCGAGACTTGACACAGTTGATAAGTGACGACGTGATTGTGTATGTACAATCCCTCAAGAAGTTCATCAACACGAAAAACCACAAGGAGGAGATTGGGTATTCACACAAGAATGTGCTTCTCAAGAAAATGCTGTGCGGAGATCCGTCGGACAACATCAAGGGAATAAAGGGTCTTGGGGAAAAAACACTTTTCACAAATTTTCCGGAGATCCGTGAACGCGAGGTGACACTTGATGAGGTCGTGAGAAAGGCTGCGGCGATAAACGAATCGAGAGCGTCCGAGAAAAAGAAACCGCTTGCATGGGCGTCCAATATAGTGAATAGGGTGACGGACGGTGCGCAAGGCGATAGGATATATGACATCAACCGTCAGATAATCGACCTGAAGTCTCCACTCATGACAAGCGAGTCAAAGGATCTGATATCGTCCATAATGCATCAGCCGCTTGACATGGAAGGACGTTCGTTTGAAAACCTTTACCGCATCATATGTGACAGCGGCATAGACGAACTGACGGATGAGTCAAAGTTTTCACAGTTTTTTTCTGAAATGAGAACTTTATATGAAAACGAGAAAAAATTTTCGGAAAAGTTTTTGTCCTGACGAAAAAAGTGGTATCTATATGTGAGAAATGCGACATATCGACGTTTTACGCCTTATGCAACAAAAAAAAATGTTAAACTTATAGTGAACAAAAGTGAGTTTTAACATGTCTAACATCTAAAAACAAACAAAGTGGTTACCGAATTAGCAACAAACGAAAAAAAGCAAAAGGCGAAAGCGGCTAACGAAGCCTTTTGGGAGAGATTTCAATTCCTGCTGTGGATAAATGACGACATCATATGTCAACGATACTTCCGTATCAACGGATACAACAGAGACATGTGCCACACGGAAGAGTTTACAACCGTCATGGAAAACTGTGTCAGGATGATACAGGATGACCTGAAGTACAAGAGTTTCATACTTCAGTCATACACGTGCGACTGCCCAATCAAGTTGACCGGATTTGTCAACGATCCGGCAACTGACAGCGATGTGTTCTTATTGTCAAACCCGAATATCCGCGGCAATGTGACACTATCCGACGGACGCACTGTCGAAAAGACTTATTTCGAATACCCCGAGGGGACACCGGAAATGCACTACATGGACAACGACACTCTCGAACCGTGGGACGTAGTGTTCAAATTCCAGTTCCTCATTGATGACAAGACTGTGTATGAGCGCATATGGGACGGGACACAGTACCCGAAATACGTCCGCAACAGTGTGGACTTGACCAACAGCAACGCGGCATACCGCGACAAAGACCCTCAGAACCTGAATTTCTCCGCATCACTGCAGAAGCATATGACTTTCGGCAGAAAAGACCTCACTTACCACATCATCAAGAGCATAATCGGGGTGCTCAGTTGGAAACAGGAGGACTATGAGAGAGAATCCACACTGTATGACACCTATGGTGACACGACTTATGCGCTAAGGCCGCAGAACAAGTCATACATTGACGGATGGAGGTCTGCAACCAATCAGAAGACGAGGAAGCATGCCGCACAGATAGACAAATCCGAGCGATACTCCCAATACGGAGGTATGACCGAGGGCGAGTGGAACTATATCGAAAAGCGCCTATAGATAGCACCGAGAGAACAGACAAAACACCGAGGGTTTCCGAACAACAGCGGAGACCTTCGGTTTCTAAACCATCTAAAGATTTCGTGACATGTCAAAAAGCAACACGACCGACAAGTCTAACCTTGGGTATCTCGGTATAGATTTTCAGATAAAGCTGGTGAAATGCTTTTTTGAGGACCAGAACTTCTTCTGTGGCATAACAGACATCACGGACCAGAACATGTTCACCGACGAGAATCTGCGGAGGATTGTCGGGTTCATGAAGGACCGGTACAACTTCACCGGTGTCACGCCGACGTATCTTGAGATTGAGACCATTGTAAGGGCGAAGGTGTCTGACGCCATAAGTGTCCGCATGCTGATAGAGACGCTGAACAGGATAAAATCAACTGACCTTCAGTTCATGGACATCATCGAGGACGAGTCCGAAAAGTTCTTCAAACAGCAAAACCTCACCAAGGCGATACACGCCTCGATGGACATCATAAAGAAGGGCGACTTCCAGTCGTACCCCAAAATAGAAAAAATGATAACTGACGCACTGGCCGTCAACACGAAGCAGGACCTCGGTTTTCATATTTTCGACCACATCGAGAGCGACTTGAGTGACGAATACAGAGTGGCCATCCCTACCGGTGCCGACAAACTCGATGAGGCGCTCATGGGAGGCATAGGCAAGGGAGAACTTGGTGTGATAGTGTGCCCTAGCGGTGTAGGAAAGACATCATCGACCACAGGTTTTGCCGCACACGCCGCAACATACAAGCATGAATTGAACAATTTTCAGGGGTTCAAGGTGCTGCATTTCTTCTTTGAGGACACTGAGACTGCCATACGACGGAAGTATTTCGGATATATGCTTGACATCGACGCCAGCATGCTTTCAGACCCGAACATACGTCCGAAGGCGCTTGAGATGCTCAGACAGGACAGCGAGATAAAGCAAATGCTCAACAGGAACATCATCAGCAAGCGTCTCGAAAATGGCGAAACAACAGTTTCCAACATCAAGCATCTGATTGAGAGGAATATTGCGCTCGGATTCAAACCGGACCTTGTCATCATAGACTATTTTGAATGCCTTGCATATGAGAAGACCGACAGGAACGACAGTGAATGGTCACGTGAAGGCGCGACAATGAGACAGATAGAGGCACTTGCGAACAAACTGAACATTGCGATATGGGTCCCGGTGCAGGGCACAAGGGACTCACTCGGGGCGGAGTTTGTCGGACTTGCGCAGGCCGGCGGATCGGTCAAGAAGGTGCAAATCGCGCATGTGATCCTGACGTATGCACAGACGGACGAGATGAAGCGCAACAGCAAGGTAAACATATTTCTCGGAAAATTCAGGGGCGGAAAGATAACCCGAAACAAATTTCTGAACGTCACCCTCAACAACGGAACGTGCAAGTTTGACATGTCGAACATAGACGATGACGACACAATGGACAATGTGTCGTTCACCGACCGGCAGAACCAGTTGGCAAGACAGACTCTCAACATGCAGCGAAGAAGATAGGCAAAAAAAAGTTTCATGACACATTTGTTTGTGCCACAATATTATAAGTGCAGACATTGGACCGGCGGAGTGTAAATTGATTCTAAAACGCCGGTTCTTGTCGCTATATATGATTTAGCAACTTAGATAAACACATAAACATGGACGTCAAAAAAAGGGACAAGACTTTGGAGAAATTTAATTTCTCTAAGATAGAAAACGCTGTTAAAAAGGCATTTAGCGAAACGAACGTTGATATGCCGGAAGATGTTCTGCAATGCCTCAAGGACAAATACGACGAGAGTTCAGATACTGTCGTCGATGTCGAGGAAATACAGGATAGTGTCGAAGACTGTCTGATGTCATACAGTCCGAAAGTGGCCAAGGCATATATCATATACCGGTATGAGCACAAGGTCATGCGCGAGAACAAGGACAAGCTGTTCCGCGAGGTCGGAAGGAAACTCAAGGCCGAGGACGTGCAGAACCAGAATGCCAACGTTGACGAGTATTCATTCGGAGGAAGGATTGGCGAGGCGACAAGACTCGTGACCAAGGAATACGCGCTCAAGAACTGCATGACAAGAAAGTCGAGGAACAACCATTTGAACAATGAGATATACATCCATGACCTTGACAACTACGCCGTAGGAATGCACAATTGTTTAAGTGTTCCATTCGACGACCTTCTCGCCAACGGTTTCAGTGTGAGACAGACCGACATACGACCGGCGAACAGTGTGGACACCGCAATGCAGCTGGTCGCGGTGTTGTTCCAGATTCAAAGTCAGTCGCAGTTCGGCGGGGTGTCCGCCACACATCTTGATTGGACAATGGTTCCATATGTGCGAAAGTCATTCTTCAAGCATTTCAATGACGGACGCGAGTGGGTAAGCGGCAAGGAACGTCTGCCGAAGACAAGCAAAATCACCGAGACGCCGATAGAGTCATGGAAAGATGTCGACAACAAGGCGTACGAATATGCGCTCGCACTGACACAAAGGGAGATAGACCAGTCAGTGGAAGGTCTTTACCATAACCTCAACTCACTTCAGAGCAGAAGCGGAGACCAGCTGCCGTTCTCCTCAATAAACTACGGCACATGCACACTGACCGAAGGGCGTATGGTGATAAAGGCGCTGCTGGAAGGTTCGATAAACGGTGTCGGCAAGTTTCATCGAACACCGATTTTCCCGTGCGGAATATTCCAAATGATGTCCGGCGTGAACCGCAAACCGGGAGAACCGAATTATGACATGTACAAACTCGCGCTACAGTCGACAGCGAAGCGGCTGTATCCGAATTACGCGAACTGTGATTGGAGCGGAAATGCCGGATATGACAGGAATGACCCGCGGACATATTTCTCGACAATGGGATGCCGTACAGCGAACGGTTTTGACATCAACGGGTTTGGTCAGCTCAAGGACGGCCGCGGCAACATATGTCCCGTGACAATCATCATGCCGAAAATCGCGATGCTCGCCAAGTCGTCAGTCGGAGAAAACGCGACAAAGGAAGAAACGGTGAACGCGTTCATGAGGATGCTTGACAAAAAGATAGGTGAAGCGAAAGATATGCTGCTCGAAAGGTTTGAATGGATTGCCAGCCAAAGCCCGTCGTCAGCAAAATTCATGTGGGACAACAACACCATGGCCGGATATGTGCCGGAAGAAGGGATAAGGTCCGCGCTCAAGCACGGCACACTGTCGCTCGGACAGATAGGACTTGCCGAGACGCTCATCGCACTGATCGGGTGCGACCACACCAAACCCGAAGGAATGGAATTGGCCAAACGCATTGAGGGATTGTTCAAGAAGCGCTGCGCCGAGTACAAGGAGAAATATCGGCTGAATTTCGGCGTGTACTACACTCCGGCCGAGAACCTGTGCTACACTTCAATGAAGAAATTCAAGGCTGAATACGGGGTGATACCCGGCGTTTCCGACCACGAATACTTCACCAACTCGATGCATGTTCCGGTGTGGCACGAGATGACACCGTTCGAGAAGATAGACATCGAGTCGCAGCTCACCGGATACTCTTCCGCCGGATGCATCACATATGTCGAACTTCCGAGTACGGCAAAGCACAACATCGAGGCGCTTGAGACGATAGTAAACTACGCAATGGACAAGGACATACCTTACTTCGCGATAAACGTGCCTGTCGACACCTGCGAGGACTGCGGATACACCGACGAACTCGGCGAGGTGTGCCCGGTGTGCGGAAGTAGAAACATATCAAGACTAAGGAGAGTGACCGGGTATCTCACCGGCAGCTACAAGCAAGCCTTTAATTACGGAAAACAAAAAGAAACCGAAGAACGTGTCAAACATGATGCCATAACCCTTGAGTGACGATGAATTATCAGAGAATAACCTACACTGACATAAACAACGGCACCGGATGCCGCGTGACCCTTTGGGTTTCCGGATGCACGCACCATTGCAAAGGATGCCACAACAAGTGCACTTGGGATTTCAACGGAGGCAAACCGTTTGACGCCGAAGCAAAGGAAAAACTGTTTTCCGTTCTGTCACTTCCGTACATAAAGGGACTTACACTGTCAGGCGGCGACCCTATGGACAGTTATCTTGACGTCGCAGACCTCGTACATGAGGTAAAGTGCAAGTTTCCGAAAAAGGACATATGGATGTACACGGGATACACACTCCACGAGGCGGCAAAGAAAGACGTGCTATCCATGCTTGACGAGATAGACTATGTCGTTGACGGGGAATATGTCGAGGAAAAGCGGGACACGTCATTGGCGTTCAGAGGTTCGTCCAATCAGATAATATGGAAACGCTGTGTCAATGACACCTTTGAAAAGGTGGAATTGTGAAACAACCCAGCTTGACACACTCAAAACAAAATGCCCATATTTAACAATGTGGGCATTTTTTGTATACATACGCCCGCGACAGTTGGGAATGGCCAAGATTCAACATTACGACATAAAGTTTCCTGTAACGCACAAGTCCGACGAGAAGACACTGTTTGACCTGAACGGCAACGCCGTCGAGGGGATACGTTCACAGCTCATGCACTTGATATTCACGCCGGTCGGCGAGAGGTTAAGGAAACCAAATTTCGGGTCAAAACTGATACAGTTCATATTTGAGCCGAACGACTCACAGACTTACGGCGACGTGATAGGGGAAATTCGAGACATGGTGCGGATGAACATTCCCGGATGTGAACTCGGGAACATAGACATATACGAGACCGACAATGGGCGGGGTCTCATCGCCAGTGTCGAATTCAGCGCAGTCGACGAAGCCGGCGACAGATACGAGGACAGAATCATAACACGACTATAAGATGTCAGAGAAAAGAATATCATACCTTGACAGGAACTTCAACGACTACCGTTCAGCGATAGTCGACATGACAAGGAAATACTACAATGACGTGATACCCGACCTAAACGACGCTTCGGTCGGGTCGTGGATTGTGGACGTGTTCGCGGACATCGCGGACAACCTGTCATACAACATCGACAGGGCGTACCAAGAGACGTCGATAGACTCGGCAAATCTCGGTTCGTCGCTGATGAACATGGCACGCACACAAGGGGTGAAGATACCCGGACGCAAGGCCGCCGTGGTGGAGGTGGAGGTGTCGTGCGAATTGCCGCTGAGAGCGTCGTCTTCAACAGACTCATACGGAGACCTAAGGATAGCGGACGAGAGATATGCTCCGCTGCTCAAAAGGGGATGCCTCTTCTCGAACGGGATGTACACGTTCGAACTGTCCGAGGACCTCGACTTCTCAAAACAGTTCAACTCGCAAGGTGTGTCAAACCGCGCCATAACCCCGAACCGTGACACGAACGGCAATATCGTGTCCTACACATACCGCAAACTCGGGATTGCCGTGGCAGGACAGAGCAAGGTCTATAAAAAGTCAATCACGAACAGTGACATAGTCCCGTTCATGACCATAACGATCGACGACAGGGACATACTGAATGTGGACAGCATCATCGTAAAAGACGGGTACGGAATCAACACAGACCCCGCCGTGGAGGAATATTTCGTGGACGAAGAGGCATATGTCGGCAGAGACGGGAAAACCGTGCAGAGATTCTTCGAGACCGACAGCCTGATTGACCAGTACAGATACGGATACGAGATAGAGAAGAACGGAGACGGGTTCTACAACCCGGTATGGGAAGACGAGATGCGTGCGGTCTACTCCGAGAACGACTGCGAGATGAAGACAGTTCCCGTCAGGAAAGTGGCGAGGGGAATGTGGAAGAGACTCAAGAACAAATTCGTCACGGAATTCAATGACGACTGGACACTGAACATCATATTTGGCAGGGGAATAAGGAACATTTATGGTGAAATACCGTCCAACGCGTCCACCTTCACACAGTATATGATGACAAGGATGGAGGCCAATGACTATCTCGGTGTACTGCCTGAGAGCGGTTCGACCGTGTTCGTGAGATACCGAGTCGGTGGCGGAGCGATGACTAATATCGCACCCGGGACGCTTACAGACATACTATTCCTCAACATGACGATAGACGGCGACTGTTCAGACGAAAACAGGGCGCTTGACGCAAGAAAGAAAAGGGATGTGCAGTCTTCACTTTCAGTGACCAACACAACCCCTTCATATGGAGGCAAGGACGAACCGTCAGCCGATGAAGTTCGCTACCTCATCAAATACGGAACGTCCGAGCAAGGAAGATGCGTCACGCTAAAAGACTATCAGTACCGGGTAATGATGATGCCGCCGATGTACGGATGCCCGTTCAGGTGCGGCGTTACGGAGGAGAACAACAAGGTCGTCATATACACACTCGGTCTCGACTCACGAGGATATCTCAAGAGCGACATCGCCGAACCTGTGGCCGAGAACATCAAGACGTATCTTTCAGAGTACAGGATGATCAACGACTTTGTGGAAATCAGGTCGGGATATATCATCAACGTCGGTTTCGAGGTTGACATCTTCGCCGAGAAGACATACAACAGCAGCGAGGTGGCAAAAAGGGTGATCGACAAGGTCTATGACTACATGGACATACGCAGGCACATGATGGGCGAGGACATATTCCTCGGCGACCTTGAAAAGGAGATTTCCAAGATGGACGGAGTGCAGAACCTCATAGCGTTGCGGTGCTACAACAGGGTCGGCAGCACGGACGGGTATTCGGACAGCGAGACGACGCAGGCACTTGTCCATATACCGTGGTGCGAGAACGGAATGAGCAACGAAATCGTCAGCGCAGAAAGACAGATAGACCTTGAAGCATCCGACAAAGTCCTTTTCAGCGAGTGCAATTCGATGTTTGAAATCAAATACAAGAACAGAGACATCGTGGTGAACGTGAAGCAAAGAGGATGACAAACAACGGCAAAAAACAACATTAGCGCACCTTCATGTCAAGAAGGTGCGTTTTTTTTTTGTCAGATATTCCCTACTATTTATGGTAAGAAACAACACTTTTTATGGGATACTATATACATTTGTTTGAAACAAAGGCAGCGCATGACGCAGTGTATGACGGTGAAAACTACAATGAACCGTGGGTGGCGAGCATTGACGCGACCGGTGACGTGACATACAACAAAAAACGGGAATATGAAGTTGTAGACTATCCTCAGCTGACGATACTGTATAAACCGGGGGAATTTCACTATGACTTGGTGAACACCGGTAACACGAGATTACACATCACCAGAATAGATACAAACGTGAAATATACAGATGATTCACCCGATGACCACAATATGAGTATGGAGAACATCTATCTTGACAGCGAGGAAAGAGAAACACGTGGGATTCATGAGGAAACCAAAAGCATCGAGGTTGAAGTATATGTGGATGGCAACCCGGAGATAATAAACAATGGCACCACTTTTATCGTGCAATAACCAAAAAAGAACAAATACACACAAACTGATACGGAAAAATTAACGCCGGTTGTGAGAACCGGCGTTTTTATTGTCTCATGTGAAACTATTTCAACACTGCTTTGCGCATTTTCTTTGCAATGTCCGTCTTTTCCCACGGAAAGTACTCGATCAGGTAGCCGTGTGCGTCGAGACCGAACGGACACCACGATGAATACGAAAGATAACCGCTGACAGACGCAAATCGTTCGATTATCTTGGCCGGACGCAAGTCCACATTCTCGCGTATCCATTCGAGAAGTTTTGTCTTGACCTCCTCATTGCGGTCAATCTCCACGTCGACCGAAGAAGGCTCGGGAACACCTATGGTATAGGACAGAGTGACCTTTGCAGTGTCCGCAATCCCGGATTCGACAATGTTCTTCGCCAGATAACGCGCCATGTATGCGCCTGAGCGGTCGACTTTCGTCAGATCCTTGCCGGAGAAAGCGCCTCCGCCAACGTTACAGTAACCGCCATAGTGGTCGACGACAATTTTGCGTCCGGTCACGCCACAGTCAGACACGCTTCCGCCGATGTTCCATGTTCCACAAGGGTTCACATCTATGATGATGTCCTTGCCGGCGATATATCGTGAGAAAACGTCATTGTCCATTCTCATGTGGTTTCCTTTGATTTGGTTCAACACCTCGGCACGTACGTCAGAGAGCGGACACTGGTGCATTGTCGAGACGAGGATTCTCTCCACGCTGGCATTGCCATCATCGTCATACCATACGGTGACCTGTGTCTTCGTGTCCGGTCCGATTTTGTATCCCCACAGCGAAGAAACACGTTGGCATATATGTGTGGCGATATACATTCCGAGAGGCATCCGTACGGGTGTCTCGGAGCATGCGTATCCGACCATGAAGCCTTGATCGCCTGCGCCGATGTCACCGTTCTCCTTGTCGACACCGCTGTGTATCTCGCTGGACTGCTTGCCGATAAGGTTGATCACCTTGATGTTGTCAGGGGCGAGGTTGTGGTTGGAAGGGTACATGCTGACACCGTCGAAGTTGCCGGCAAACGCGTCCCTGACGATGTTGTCGACGTCCACCTTGGCGCTTGAGTGGACCTCGCCTCCAAGCACGACAATATTGTCCTTGACCATAGTTTCGATGCCGCATCTCGCATAAGGATCCTTTCTCACATAAGCATCCACGAGGTTGTCGCTGATCCAGTCAGCCATCTTGTCCGGATGTCCTTCACTCACACATTCACATACAACATACTTTCCTTTAATCTTTTCCATTGTCATTAATTGTTTGTTTTTTCCGTGAAGGTAAGATGTAATTTCCTAATATACAAATAAATTTTGTTAAAAAAACAAAAACTACCATTTTTGGTGGTTGTTGAAAGAAAAGTTTTCCGACACCTATTTTTAGATATAAAAGGGAAATAGATGGCATGCAATTGCAAGAAGAGGTATGACGACATGGCGGCCGCCGTCGGTCAGGACGACAAGCAAACAACGGAAGAATGGACATTATTCGGTGTCGCGAGAAGCGTGGGCATGTTTTTCGGGCAGATACTGTTCGGAATAATCGCATTCATCGTAATTATAGTAATGGCGGTGCCATTCTTCTGTTATCTAATCGTAGCATTGACCACCGGTCGCGAACTTACGGTTGGCCTGAAGAGAAACAAGAGGATAAAATTTAGTCTTAACAAGAGGAACAAGAAATGAGCGACAGCCGGTCATACAGGATAAGGACAGACATACTGAAGGACGAGAGTTCTTCCGTGCATGTAAATCTCACACAGACATACGACACATTCCAGATACTGTCGGTTGAACTGACACAGAGCAACGCATACAAACTGTATCAGTCCGACTACGGCGTACTTGTCGGAAGAATATACGCGAACGGGGGCGTTGGCGTTCCGAACGCTAAGGTCAGCGTGTTCATCGAGGCCGACGGGAATGACACGCAAACCATGGACACCCTGTACGGGTTCAGCAACACCATGTCAAAGAATGTGGACGGGGTCCGGTACAACCTTCTGCCTGACTATGTGGACGACGCGTGCCATCAGACTGTCGGAACATTCCCGAACAAGAGATATGTCCTTGACAACGATGACATAATCGAAGTGTTCGAAAAGTACTACAGATACACGACGACAACAAACAGCTCAGGCGACTACATGATATTCGGCGTTCCGAAAGGAGGGCAGAGGATACACGTCGATGTGGACCTGTCAGACATCGGCATACTTTCACAGCGGCCGAGGGACATGATATACAAGGGGTACGACCCCAACCAGTTCGAGTCACCGAACAAGTTCAAGAAAGACACGAACCTTGGCGCGCTTGTCCAGATAATCAGCCACGACGCCGGCGTGTACATCCATCCGTTCTGGGGCGACACCAGTGACGAGGGTGAAGATATCGCCATCACCCGTTACGACTTCGAGATACCATACAGGTTCGAACCGACATGCGTGTTCATGGGAAGCGCCATAACCACGACTGGCGGCGCCGCGATAGGAAAGAACTGCACACCTACGGAGTCGCTCGGAAGGATGAGGGACATCGTGACAGGCGAGGGCAACATCGAGATGATACGCAAGACCCTTGACGGAAGAATCGAGGAATTCAGCATCAAAGGGAACAGAAACATAGACGGTGACGGCGTGTGGTGCTATCAGATACCTATGAACCTGGACTACATGACAACCGACGAATACGGAAACCTTGTCCCGACAGACGACCCTGCGAGGGGAATCCCGACAAGGGCGCGTGTGAGGTTCAGAGTCTCATTGGACGAGTCACCGGCCGACAATACGGCGAGGAAGAGGGCCAGATACCTCATCCCGAACAACCCCAGGGACAACGAAGACTATCCCGACTTCAGTACAACAAAACAAGTCGATTATGAGTTCGGCACAAACACAAAGGAAGAAAACTTCCGGGACCTGTTTTGGAACAATGTGTACACCGTGAAGAGCTACATACCGAGAATACAGAAGTATCTCAGGACGACAGAAAGAAGGCACACCGGGATAAAGCTCGTGAAGAACCACGGCGACAACAACCCGATGCCGTACAACAACATGAGCATAAAGCTCACGTTCACATACAGACTCCTGTGCGTGTTGGCAAAAGTGTTCGTGCAACTCATCGTGTTCGTGAACAGACTTATCGGCATACTGTCATTCCCGTTGTGCATACTCGCCGAAACATTCCTCACTATAGCGAAGGGGCTTTGCTTCAGCATATTAGGAATCAAACCGTTGTGCTGGCTTGGCGCGCCGTTCAAGGCGATAGGAAACCTGTTCTACTCGATGGTGCCTTCATGTGTGAAGATAGACAGTGAGTTCTGTGGCGACAACATGACACACGCGTACACTTTCTACCCCGGATGCGACTTGGCGAAATGCGCATGGGAGAAGACAAAGAAAAAACATGCGGAGGACGAGAAGAAGGACGGAAAAACGCCGGAAGAAATGACAACTCCCACTCGCGGAACGGAGGAACTGTACAACTGCATCGAGAACGCGCTCGCCGAAGACAACGATGTGACCTCATACAACTTCAGCAACGACTGGATCAACGGAACGCTGTACATGCCAATGTGGTTCAGGTACATCAAACACGCGCACAGAATATTCTTCGGACTATTCAAGACCAAGGAACGCGACCAGTGGTGCTCAGCGGACAGACCTATGGGCGGACTTCCTAAACTGATAGACGTCTGTTCAATCGGAAGGGGAGGTTCCACAGTATACCGCAACCACGACGGAAAACGCGAAACGGCGTACTATGTCAGCGGTTCGGTACAGTGCCCAAAGGAGAAAAAGAAGAACGTGTGCCACAAGCGGGTCACGTCCGAGTCGCTGGACTACGGTCTGATAGTCGCGAAACAGACCATGTTGGGGCAGACAGTGTACTACTACAAACCGGTCGAATACAGTAGAGGAAAACTCAAGGTACTGTTCGCGACGGATTTAGTGCTGCTAGGCAGCCTTAACGACTGTGACAGGATCGGAACGCCACAATTCTTCAAGTATATCGAGAACAGCACGTACATCATGCCGGACACTGTGCTTTCCGCCGAGAATGAGACAAGCGTCACAATGGACAAGGACGGGAAAATGCAGACGACATACGGTTCAAACAGCGTGAGCGAATCCTCCGGCGCGGACTGGGGAAACAGCAACGGCGACTTGTGCAACAAGGATGACAAATACGGAGAGAAATCAGACGGTGGGCTTTTCTTCAGCATAGGATGCAGCAGCATAAGGACAACACCTAAGTCATGCGTGAACCTGAGCAGGGTGTGTGAGGCCGGAGTGACACTTGACCATTCGCTTGAGGTGACGGTAAGCGACGGGGAATATGAGCGCATACCGCCTGACGGATTCATCTCGGATGACGAAGTTTATGGCGAGTCGTGGAGGAGCATGTTTGCCACAATGAACGGAAACAGTCTCAAGACGAAGGTAGACATCGGCACAGGGTTCCCTGTGTACGATTTCAGATACCTCCGCGCAGACGCTTTCGACAACTCGCTATACTATGAAATGAAGGCAAGACAGACGCAGTGCGGAAAAGTGAATTTCAAAAACAACTACAAGTTGGAGAAATTCAGCGCCGGTTACTACGACTTCAGAATGGGTCTGTCAAATTTCTTTTATGACGACGAGATACACGCGTTTCCGAGATACGAGAACTCATTCTATTTTTATTTCGGGCTCAAGTACGGCAAGACGGCCATCGACAAGTTCAACAGCCTATATTACTCGCAGTGCACAGATGACACAGAGTACGGCGAGCAGTACACGGTGTTGTCAAAACCGAACAGTTGGTGCTCTGATATCACGGAAACAGATGTGGACAATGACGGGTATGTCGCCATGGACCTGTCCAAGATGGCAAGTCCGTTGACTGTCACGTTCTCGGGCAGCGACGGCGCAACCGCGTATAGAGCGGAAATTGCAGAAACAGCGTCAAAATTCTATATCGCGCAAAATCCCATCGACAAACTTGATACACAGGGGTACAAACATGTGACATTCAAAATACCGAACACCGACGACACGGTGAACAGCATAAAGAACGGAAGGTACGTGGTGACCATAGAGGACGCGAACGGCGACATCACGCAAACAGTGTACATACTTGAACCTGAACAGATGAAATTCGACACCGTCGTCAGCGCATTCGAGGACGACGATAATGTCCTACTGTCTACCCACAACAACGACCGGGACGAAATTGCGAAGGATAATGTTTCCGTGAATCAGTCACTCACGCCATACACCAGAGACATAGGGGGAACTATATGTGTGAAAGGAATGAGGGATGAGGACGAGGACGGAAACGTTGAATACGTGTACTCATATGATATCCAAGTAACCACAACCGACGAGGGATTAGGTGGCGGATCAACATCACCAGTACCCATAGCGTCTGCAAGAGTAGTAAACAAAGTACTCAACACAGACTACTCGACCAAGAACGTACTGCTACCACTACCGGATGGGGACACTGATTACACGGAACCGATTGTGATAATTGGCGTGCCAAAACCCGACATAGACTACACGGTCAAAGTGATCAGATTGTGTGATGATGGGTTAGATACTGGTGACATGACCACAATGAATGTCACGGTGGAAGGCCCGAGACCGATGAAACTTTACATCAACGATGTCATTGATTATGACGTCATCAAGGATTGGGGGACTGGTGTTGATGTGAAGTGCGGTGAACAAGACATTCTGAAATCGAATGAAGGTAATTTCAAAAAATGGGACAAACTTTCCACAGCAGATTATGACTTGAGCGTGCTTGACAGCATAACAGGACTTGTCGACATGATGGACTCCTATGCTGACATATTTGACGAAGAAACCTTAGAACAGATAAAGGGATACATCAAAACAGGGAAAATTCAATCTACTGAAGAGGATGTAAATGACGTAAATGATGTAATAGGCAAAGCAAAAAGCGCTACTCAAGGGATACGCAATAATCTACAAAAACTTGTCACAGGGGAGGAAGCCTCTTTTAAATGTGATGAAACTCATGAGGACGAAACACAAGATCGAGTAACAGATAAAGATTGGGAAACAACATGCAAGAACTATCACATGGACGACCCCGCCAGCGTCATAGAATGGATGGAAAGCGACGACGGTAAAGGGAGTTATTGTTTCAAAGGAACTGCGAACTATGAAGGGGAAGAAGAACCGAACGAGGGCGAAAAAGACCCGAAACTGTTTTATGTCAACAAAGGCACAGAAGACGAACAAAAATGGTACAGTTATCCGATTGCGACATACTGCGACATCAACGGATACATCACGAACACGATATCCATCATAGATGGGCAGATCGCGTCAATGGACGAACTGCTGAACGAGGATGAAGGCATAAAGGCCACAGTGGAAGGGATACGCTCCGATTTCATAACCAACATGAAGCGCACATTCTGGAAGATATGCGAGGGAGAGGTAAAGACCTTCGACTTCACTTTGGACACGCAGAACAAAGGCAATTTAGGCGGAAAGACATATCCGTTCTATGAGGCCGGTTTTCATAACGAGACGACTGACGAGGAAACTGGCGTGAACTATTTGGACGATTTGTACACATGTCCTGACGAGAATAAGAGCGTCCAGACGATAGAGAACGTCACCATACCGACCGTGACCTATAAGGACAGCCCTTATTACAGTGGCGGAAGTGATATAGACGGAAGAGACTCATACAGCCAGGTAAAGTTTGGAGGCGTAGAAAAGGAACAATATTACATCAGGGCGATAAATCTCCGTCAACGCTCAATACCGCCGGATGATGGCAGCATGAATCATCAATACTTCTCATTTCCGCTGTTGGACAAGACGTTCACGAGCGAGTACAACATGTGGTCTTCCATAATCGGGATGCCGAACTATTTCTACGATCCGGATAACAATGAGAGTCCAAAGCACATATACATGTTCGGGCTTTTTGCCGGATACATACTGAACGGCATGCCGTCAAATGTCGAGGATGGAAACCGCGTACCAGAAGGAGAATTGACACAATTCGAGACGCAGTCGTTAGGGTATTTCAACGTGAAACTCGAAACATCTTACGGAGCAAATGAAGATGAGGACACTATGCCGGTAAAGAGACTGATTACCGGAGGCGATCTTCCACAAGATTTCACTGTCACAATATTCGGGCACCGCATTACGGTCAGTTCAGCAAACGTCGCAACTATAACGGAGATGATGAAGTCATACCGTAAATACAAAGGCCACAATTATATACCAATACTTCCGGTGGACGACACGCTCAATCTGAAGGACGGTCTGGAATGTGAGATAAACGAAGAGATAAATGGCACGATGTCGGTTGGAATCACAGAAACAGAAATAGTGTCTCCGAAAACAAAGGGAAGCATCACGGTCGAAGTTGAAGGGGTGTATGACGAGAATGTGAAAATCAATTATTATTGGTATCATCTTAATGAGGCCAAGAATTACCCGTTGAGTGGGGTAAAAAAGCAAACGCAAACTGTCGTGGATATCGGAGACATAGGCATAAGTTCTGTCGAGTTGGAAGAAGGTTCTGTGATACAGTACAGCAGCAACCCTATCGGAGATGATCCAAGAAGTAAATTCTCAATAAAGAAGAATGGCGGAGGTTATGTATATGCCGTCGCTGAGATAAAAGACGGCAACAAAATCAAAAGATGCCTTACACCGCTTTACGACCTCAACATACCGACCATATACGGCGAGGTGTACAACCTGTTCATGATAGACACAATAGAGCCAGATGAAGATGCAGGCACGGAAGAAGATTATGAAGGATGCGTCAAGCGCGCAGCGTTTGCATTGGCCTATGTCGAACTAAGAGAAGGCAACTATGGCAACTCGGACAAGAATAAGGAAAGGACATACCTGAACCATTTCCCGTCAACCATAGAATTTGAGGCAACGATATATGATGGCGGAAGCGTGAGAGGAAACGCAAGGATGGAAGGTTCAGAGAGTGTCTGTGTCATAGAGGCTTCTGACGAGAATGTCAAGGGCATGAGCGAACGGCAGCGCGGGTACCGCGACGGTTTCTGTGGCGGGGACACACATTTCATCGTCACCGACACGACAGGAATGACATACGAAGCCCAATATGTTGACTGCAGCGGGGAGAGAAGGAAGTATAAAGATGGCGGAGGTCAAGCTGACTTGGACAATTGTTCCACTTTAGTGACTGTCGATTTGATGTACAATGATGACAGAGATGACGAGAGACTTTATTGGCTTTGCGACGAAAGAGACCGGAAAAAAAATCTGCATAGAAACAGAATAAGGATGTTCAACAAATATGCATCAGATGCCAACGTCTATGAATTTAAAGCGCCTGAAGGATATGAAATTGACGGCGATGGTAGCTATTATTATACAAAGGAAAACGGCGCACACGTCCAACAACATTTTAATAATATCACCGCTGACAATACAGTAATAATAAGCGGACCTTCGGTCATAAAACTGAACAAATCGACGAATGGATAGGAATGAAATTGTGACAAAGGGCGGTGCGTATGTGACCGGTGGGGTCGACCACGACAAGTTCATCACGATAGAACTTCCGCGGTCAAACGCCCTTCTGCACTACAATGATGTCAAACGCGATATCGACCATTATGAGCAGTTCATCAAGGAAAAGGCGTCGTGCACCAAATATCGCATTATCGCGACAATAAGACCGTACATGACTAATGTTCTGCTTAATCCTTATACAGAAATAGTCAGAATTGACGACAACAGCACCAAAATCATAATACAGCCTGGTGAAAATTTTGGTAGCCAATTCAGCAAAGTGAACGGAAATCAAAACCCGACAAAGGCAGACATGATTCAGAACACCGAATATTCACATCCGGAACACGGAGGCTGCATTTACCTCCCCGGACACGACATATTCGACAACCATTTGTTGAGAAACACGGGGTTCTCGGTCATCACGACAAACAACGGAAGGAATAGAAACGTATTCAACACGATATCAGACTACGCCAGAAACGAAGACGGGAGTGTGGTAAAAATAGCGGTGCGTGAGGATGTGAATAATGTGACAGACAAAGAGAGACATCTGTACCGCATTGGGGATATAATGAGCTATGAAGATAGCCGTGAGAACAATCTTGTCGAGGAGAACGGATGGTTCGGGTTCATGAACGCGTCGACACTGAAGACCACGTACGCCCCCTCATCCGGTGCTGCGCAAAGACAGGAAACATGGTGGAACTGTGTAGACAACAGCAAAAATCCATGTGATTTCATTGACATGTATCCCGGAAGAAGAGAGTTCTCCATGATACCACAAGTTAACCCCATCACAAATGAAACGGAAACAAACTGGGATTTTGTTCTCACCTATCCGTCATCACACTATCGTGACGGGAACATCATCAACGAAAGCATCGGCGCCGTTGCGGTTGTATGGTCGCTCACAGTAACTGAGGGTCAAAACTCGATGCTTCTATACATGAGAACGCCGTTCGCCCATAATCTCGAACGAGGTGATGAGATAAAATTGTACATATACAAGGCGGCAAACGGCAACGACGGACCGGGTTACGTCGAATTAAACGAGGATGAGCATTTCACGGTGGCCGGTGTTGGCAATGCATCCGGTGAATATCCGGACATTTATTTCTTTGTCCGAATTTATCAAGACGCCGAAAATACAGACGACGTTATTTTTGACGAAGGAGAACACGACGCATTCTTTGCCGGTGCAGGAAACACTCAAACAAGGAACGTTTTGCTACGGTACAAAAAAGTCGTAAATGGGAACGAGTGCGACTATTATATCAGACGTTTCAAACAAGTTGACGACAAAACATTATCCGAGAATTACAGGTTGTCATTCGCAAAAAGCATATATGACGACAACATACTTCAGATAACGTTCACAGACACTGTCAATGTCGACGGAATCAAGGACAACAGAGGAAGACCGGTGACATCACTTTATTTGACGGCGTTAAAAAAGACATCTTCAAAAACCGATTACGACGGATACAAAACAGATACGAGCCTGTGCAGATGTTTCGGTCCGCTTTCGTACGGTTTCGATTATGCACAGACATCGGTAGACGCCACTTTAAATAAGTTTAACGAAGCAAGCGAACACTTAAGAGACGTTCACTACATCATCCACGATGATGAAGACGACGCTCCGATACAAGATGCCGATTCCCGAGAATATATGGGTGACTTGGTCGAATATTCACCGTACACCGACACTGAGACAATTCTTTGTGGGGTATGTTACCGTTTCAACACGATGCAGAGGGAATACCTTGACTTTGAACCTGACATTGGTGACAAGCAACCGACGATAACTTATCATGAAATTTCAGCGGATGACGAAGTGAAAGAAGACGGAACGTTGTCCGGTGATAACGGGTTTAAGGTTGAATCAAGAAAAGAGGTTGTGAACAAAAAACAAGAGGGATATTATTATCGGCCGCATTACCAAATACAGATACGGCAGTTTGGTGAACTACAGTCCGGAAAACATCGTGAGATGTCCGTGATAGAAGCACACCCTGTCGCTTCTGATTCTGTTTACGTTTCTGTGCGAACCCGCGCACCGCACAGGATGTCGGTCGGGGACACGGTAATACTGAGACTGTCAAACACCAACCAGTACACAAACTTCCATGTCACTTCCGTAGAAAACAGCGTCAGGTTCGGAATCCGCCCATACGACGGACGGTGGGCGTTTAAAGAAGTTGGCGATGACAACACGACCAAATATACCCCATATACATGGATATCTTTGTGCAAGTACTTGTCGTCCGACATTCCTTCGCTGACCTATAAGATATGCGGCGCACTTTGGGAAAAATACATGGATGTAGGCGTCAACGACAAAGCCAAATACTACAGATACTGGCAGTACATAAAAAGCGGACAGTATTTTGACAGGGGAATGGAACAAGCCATTGAAGACTTGGGATACTCAGATGATTTCAATGACCTTCGGAATGCGTCCAACGTCCTGTTTCTTGCGCAAAACAAGGACATACCTGACTACGCGACCCAGACCGGACCGAACAGTTATGTGTGGCATGAGATATACAGCAACGGGGACGACAGGGCGACCGGCATACCGGACTATACGTTCGCAAACGGGGCGATATACCTGACGCCGAATTTCGGGATTTATCTCAAAAGACAAGACCCGGAAGGCATAAGTCAACTGAACGACGAAAAGACACCGCCGGACATCATGGGTGACATAATGGACAAGTCTAATTATGAATACATCGAAGAAATAGACACGACATGCTGAAATACAATGTGAACATCAATGACGTCTATGAAGACCTTGAACGGTTGGACGTGATAGATATCGACCTGTCAGACTACACCGGAAATGACGGCACAGAGACCGGACAGGTCTATACGACCATCACAGTTTCCGACCCGTGGCGTGTCGGGGTCGGCGACCTCATCACCGCCAAGATGCTCAGGACTGTGGACGATCAAGACAATGAACGCGACGGACATTTCACAGACTCATACAAAGTCACGTCAGTGTCAGACGACGGACTGTCGTTCACAGTGCCGCATGGACGGAGGTATGAACTGGACGGGAGAAGCGCTGACATATATGCGGTGACCGGCGAGGACGGCACTCAGACATATTACATCGAAATCCGTTTCAACCAACTGCATTTCTTCCGCGAATCCGACTCGATAACATTGTACATCACCGACCACAACGGAGAGGAGATTCCCGCACAGTGTGATTTTGTCGATGTCATGGCTGTAAGGCATGAATACGATCCAGAAAGCCAAGACGACATCATGTTGCTGAACATGCTCACCGGCAATGCAGAAAATGGTGAATACTTCAACATTGATTTGAGCCGTTTCACGATAACACGCGACCAGTTCATGTTCGAACCGTACGGATACAACGACCACATACTCGACCTATATGTCCAGAAAACTGCGAGAAGCGTACAGTTGCCGCTTTCTGTCAAGGCCGCCACCG